TATTGAAAAGGTGAAATGCGATACTAAATGTGTATTTAAATATAGCACCTTTGTATTGTTTGTCTTATTGGCATTAGTAATGGTCCTTAAGTTCGTAGTATAGAACGCTAATTAATTAACATTGTTTTCTTTTTTTTTCAAAATTGAATTTACTTAAACTTAAATTAATTAATTAAAATAAGATAATGAGCAAGTCTAGGACTACTTTTATCGATGATTTTGACGCTTGGACTGTTATAAAATCTCTTATAAATGAAAATGACTGGGAACATCTAGTCAAACATCACCTGGAATCTTATAATGATTTTATGAAAAACAAAATTCCTATCATTATAAAGCAGTTTAACCCACTATCTATTTTCCATGGTTACGATGAGGAAACGAACACTTACAACTATGAAATTCGTGTTGAATTCACTGACTCATATTTTACAAAGCCAATGATTTATGAAAATGATGGTAGCACAAAGTTGATGTATCCACAGGAGGCACGACTCAGGAATATATCTTATAGTATGCCTATTAATGTTGATATGATTGTTACTGTAGTTAAGGACCCACAGAGTGAAGAACCAACTATCACACTTAAAAAGGCACTGAAGAATATTAGTATTGGCAAGATTCCTATTATGGTTAAGAGTGAATTTTGTAGTCTATACAATAACCCCAGTAGAAAGCATCTATCAGAGGAATGTAAATATGATATTGGAGGTTATTTCATTGTAAATGGTAATGAAAAGGTTATTGTAGGTCAAGAAAAAATGACTGAAAACAAAGTCCACGTGTTTGAAAACAACAAAGTTTCAAGTAAATACTCTCATATTTGTGACATTAAATCTACATCACTAAGTGGTTTCAATACACCTAAGAATGTCAGTATTAAACTTACTGCTCGTGAAAGTGTAAGTGGAAGGACTATTAAAATTGCTGTTCCACATATTAAGGTAGACCTTCCGCTATTCATCGTGTTCCGTGCCCTGGGTGTTGAAAGTGATAAGAAGATCCTTGAATATATCCTTTACAACATTGGTGCAGATGAAAATTACGAGATGGTTAATTGGTTGAAGGCGACTGTAGAAGATGGTAACTTCATCTTGACACAGCAAGATGCACTTGAATTTATGCTCAAAAACGGTGCTATCCTAGGACAACCAAAAGATATTAAACTCACTCGCGAAAGGAAAATCGAAATTTTCAAGGGAATGTTGGAACGTGATTTCCTACCACACGTAGGACCTGATTTCCGTAGCAAAGCACTATTCATTGGTCATATGGTGCGCAAGTTGGGAATGTGTTTCTTCAATAAACTACAGTTCGATGACCGTGATAGTTATTGTAATAAACGTGTTGAAACATCGGGTTATCTAATGGCAGTATTGTTCCGCCAGTATTTTACAAAGCTCATTAAAGATATGCGAAACAGTATTATGAAAGAGTTGAACAGCGGACCCTGGAGAAATACAAACCAAATTGAAGATGTTATTAACGGGACAAACCTCTATAAAATCTTGCGCTCAACAACTATTGAGAGTGGATTGAAGTATGGTTTGGCTACAGGTAACTGGGGAATTAAATCCACAAACAGTAAGGTTGGTATTGCTCAGGTTCTTAATAGATTGACTTATGTGAGCACGCTATCACACTTGCGTCGTATTAACACTCCCACAGAGAAAACTGGTAAGCTTGTAGCACCTCGCAAACTTCATCAAACACAGTGGGGTATTGTGTGTCCAAGTGAAACTCCAGAAGGTGGTAGTGTAGGTCTTGTTAAGAATATTTCACTGGGTTGTTATATCACTATTGGTTCCAGTATTGAACCAGTTGTAAAAATACTCAATGACAATCATATGGTTCCTATTGAAGATATTAGCGATGTCACCAGTTTTTATAACCAAACAAAGATATTTGTAAATGGAAGGTGGTTTGGTATTCATCCAGACCCAATTAACTTGTATAAGATTTTGAAAACAGCTAAACAGAAGGCAGTTATTAATATTTTCACTAGCATTATATTCAATATCAACACAAATGAAATTGTAATCTTCACTGATTCTGGAAGGTGCTGTCGTCCTCTTCACATTGTAGATGACCGAAATATTCGCATCAGGAAATCTCACATTCATCGTATTCAGGATGGTTCATTCAAATGGCGAAACCTATTGTTTGGAAGTAATCGCGACTTGGAAACGGATTGTGACGATGAAGATGCTTCTCGTGGCGTAATTGAGTATATTGATACAGAGGAATCTTGGCACACAATGATTGCTATGCGTCCAGCTGACCTCAAGAACAAGGCAGTTCAGTATAATTACTGTGAAATTCATCCTTGTCTTATCTTGGGTATTCTGAGTTCTCACATTCCATTCTGTAATCACAACCAGTCTCCAAGAAATACCTATCAGAGTGCTATGGGTAAGCAGGCAATGGGTATTTATGCCTTGAATTACACAAAGCGTATGGACACAATGGGTCACATTTTGGACTATCCACAAAAAGCAATTGTTAATACCCGCATTGGACGTCTTCTTCCAAGTAGTGAAATTCCAAATGGTATTAATGTTATCGTAGCAATTGGAAGTTACAGTGGTTACAATCAGGAAGATTCAATTATTTTCAACCAGAGTGCCGTTGACCGAGGACTATTCAGTTCAACATTTTACCGCGTATATAAGGACGATGAAAAGAAAATTCAGAGCAGTGGTCAGGATGAACGGTTTATGAAACCTGACCCTAAAATTACAAAAGGAATGAAACCAGGTTCATATGATAAACTAGATGAAAATGGTATTATCAAGGTTAATACTGCAGTAGATTCAAATGATATTATTATTGGTAAGGTTGTTCCAATGAAAGACAAGGTTAAAACATCACAGGTGTATCGTGATTCCAGCACTTTCCTAAGAAACAATGAGAGTGGTTTCATTGACCAGAATTACATCAACATTAATGGTGAAGGTCATAAATTCTGTAAGATTCGTGTAAGGTCACAGAGAACACCCAAGATTGGAGATAAGTTCTCTAGTAGGCACGGACAGAAGGGAACCGTGGGAATGGTGTATCCAGCAGAAAACATGCCATATACACGTGATGGTATTGTTCCAGATATTATTATTAATCCACACGCTATTCCCAGTCGTATGACTATTGCTCAGTTGATTGAGTGTATTCTTGGCAAGAGTTGTGCTCTCATTGGTGCTCACGGTGATGGAACACCATTTATGGATACAAATGTTCACGACATTGCAGATATTCTTGAAACACAGGGTTTTGAAAGTTATGGCAATGAAGTGCTCTACAATGGGTTCAACGGTAGGCAGATGGAAACCAAACTGTTTATGGGACCTACATATTATCAGCGCTTGAAACATATGGTAGAAGATAAGGTTCATAGTCGCTCCACAGGTCCTATGGTTCTACTTACTCGTCAGCCAGCAGAGGGTAGGACACGAGATGGTGGTTTGCGTTTTGGAGAGATGGAACGTGACTGTATGATTGCTCATGGTAGTCTTCAGTTCCTCAAAGAACGCACTATTGATGTATCGGACAATTTCCGTGTATTCACCTGTAATTTGTGTGGTCTTATTTCACCAGTTAATCCGGAAAAGAATATTTTCAAGTGTAAGAAATGTGATAATTACACCGATTTCTCTGAAATTAGGTTGCCATATAGTTGTAAGTTGCTTATTCAAGAGCTAGAGAGTATGAGTATTGCTCCTCGTCTTATGGTGAAGTAAATTAGAGTGAATTAAGTAGTTACTTATTTTTTTATTAACTTTTAAATAATACGTTATTTATTATTATTCCGTGTTTAATTTAAGATTTTATTAAATTGATAAGAATAAATATGAAAATTAATCTACAACTGAATACTGGGCAAAATTTTTTAGGAAAATCATTTGGGCGCGATGTTACTAGAGAAGAGTTTGGTGAAATTGTTTTTCAAACAGGAATGGTGGGATATCCTGAGTCACTAACTGACCCTTCATATTTAAATCAAATACTTGTTCTTACGTATCCACTTATTGGCAATTATGGTATTGCTGAACCTGAACACGACAAATATGGAATTGATAAAATATTTGAATCAGGAAATATTCATATTAAGGCATTAGTGGTTGGAGAATATAATCCAAAGTATTCACATTGGAGGGGTAAAAAGAGTTTAGGAGAATGGTTAAAGGAGCACGGTATTATTGGTATTTCAGGTGTAGATACTCGTGAATTAGTAAAAATTATTAGAGAAAACCGTGACGTTGTTGGTAAAATATCCGACCAAGAGTATAAAGGTGAAAGTCGTGAAGTGTCATTTAATGAAATAAGTGGATTGACTCTTGCTCAAAATGTATCATTAAAACTAGGTATTCAGGCGAACAGTGAGAACAAAATAATTATAAATGACTTAGCGAATGCCTTGAATATTCTTGTTATCGATTGTGGTATTAAAAACAGTCAATTACGAGCACTTTTAAAACACAATGTGCGATTGACTATAGTTGATACAGAATACAATTTCTCACAAGAGGTATTTGATAAAAAATATAACGGAATTTTTATTAGTAATGGTCCAGGTAATCCAGAGGCATCACAGAATGTAGTCAAACAGTTACAGGCAGTTTTCACTAGCGATAACTTTGTTCCAGTATTTGGTATCTGTTACGGACACCAATTAATAGGATTAGCATCTGGTGGTAAAATTGGTAAGATGAAATATGGAAACAGAGGTCATAACATTCCCTGTAATCTAGTTGGAACCAAAAAATGCTATATCACTAGTCAAAACCACGGTTATGAAGTTATAGTAAATAATAACCCAGTTTGGAAACCATTGTTTGTAAATAGCAATGATAATAGTAACGAAGGATTAATTCACACTGAGAAACCATTTTTTTCAGTTCAGTTTCACCCAGAAGCAAGAGCAGGACCTACTGATACACAGTTTCTCTTTGATATTTTCATTGAGAGATGCTCAAATGAATTTAATGTAAAAGATAGAATATACGATATTGTTAATACAGGATTATCAGAGAGCATTAAATACATTGAGGAAACACACGATAAAATCAAGAAGATTTTAATTTTAGGTTCAGGTGGATTAAGTATTGGACAGGCTGGGGAATTTGACTATTCTGGTTCTCAGGCTATAAAAGCCTTTAAAGAAGAGGGTATTGAAGTAATTTTAGTAAATCCTAATATTGCCACAATTCAGACATCAAAGGGATTAGCAGATAAAATCTATTATTTACCAGTAACTCCTGAGTATGTTAAACAGGTAATACAAAAAGAAAGTCCAGATGGAATATCTCTTTCATTCGGCGGTCAAACTGCCTTGAATTGTGGAATCAAATTACACGAACAGGGACATCTTGAAGGTATTAAAATATTAGGTTCATCACTTCAAACAGTAGTTGATGCTGAAGACCGCGAGAGATTTAAAAATATACTTGAGGAAATTGGTGAATATACAGCGCCAAGTAGAATTATAGGAAGTCACGAAGAAGCATTGGAATTCAGTAAAGAAATAGGTTTTCCCTTACTTATTAGAAGTAGTTTTGCCCTTGGAGGATTAGGTTCAGGTTTTGCCAATAACCAGGAAGAAATGACTGAAATTTTGAATGTAGCATTTAATGGAAACCGCCAAGTTATAATTGACAAGAGTCTTAAGGGATGGAAAGAGTTAGAATATGAAATTGTCCGTGACGCATATGATAACTGTATTAGCGTGTGTAATATGGAAAACATTGACCCACTGGGAATTCATACTGGTGAATCTATTGTTGTAGCTCCATCACAGACACTTACAGATAAGGAATACAACTGCCTGAGGCGAGTAGCATTCAAAGTAATTAGACGACTTGGTATTATAGGTGAATGTAACATTCAATATGCATTAGACCCTGAATCAAGTAAATATTACATCATTGAAGTTAATCCTAGACTTTCACGCTCTAGTGCCCTAGCATCCAAGGCTACTGGATACCCACTTGCCTATATCGCAGCCAAGTTATCACTTGGTTACTCTCTACTTGAAATTAAAAATTCAATTACACGTCTTACTGCCTGTTATGAACCAAGTTTAGACTATTGTGTAGTTAAGGTTCCAAGATGGGACCTCCGTAAGTTCCCTATGGTAAATGATAAATTAGGAAGTAGTATGAAGAGTGTAGGTGAAGTTATGAGTATTTCCAGAAGTTTTGAAGAAGCATTTCAAAAGTCACTGAGAATGGCAGATGAAAACATTTTAGGGTTCTATGGAACTGACCGCAATTGGAAGAGTAGTGAAGATGAGTTACGCAACCCCAATAATAATCGTATCAACTCAATTGCTAACAGTTTTTATAGTGGTCAATACAATGTAGATGAAATGTATGAACTAACACGTATTGACAAGTGGTATCTTAAGAAAATGTGGAAAATTATTGAAATGCAGAAAACACTAGAAGAAGTGTCTGTAGACGAAGAAATTAGTAAAAAGTTACTCTATAGAGCAAAACGTATTGGATTTAGTGATTATCAAATAAGTAAAATGTTGAAGAAAACAGAGATTTATGTTAGAGATTTACGCGAAAACTACCTTATTAAACCAGTAGTTAAGCAGTTGGATACTGTAGCAGCTGAATATCCCTGTTTCACTAACTACTTGTATTTGACATATAATGGTGACTATCACGACATAACCTTCGATGATAAAACTGTAATTGTGTTGGGTTCAGGTGTATATAGAATAGGAAGTAGTGTAGAATTTGACTGGTGTGCTGTAAATTGTGTCCGCGAATTAAGAGCACAGGGTTACAAAACAGTAATGATTAACTATAATCCAGAAACAGTAAGCACTGACTATGACGAAGTAGATAGACTATACTTCGATGAAATTTCATTTGAAACAGTAATGGATATTTATGGATATGAGAATAATCGTGGTGTAATTCTTTCAATGGGTGGTCAAATTGCCAACAACATTGCAATGAGTCTTCATAGAAAACAGGTAATGATATTAGGAACTCATCCCGAGAATATTGACAATGCCGAAAATCGTTTCAAGTTTTCAAGAATGTTAGACCAGATAGGTATTGACCAACCAGAATGGCGCGAACTAACTGACCCTGAATCTACTCGTGAATTCTGTGATGAAGTAGGGTATCCCTGCCTTATTAGACCTAGTTACGTATTGAGTGGTGCTATGATGTCTGTAATCTATAGTGAAACAGAAATGGGTCAATACCTTGAAAATGTTGTTATATCAAATGATTTTCCAGTAGTAATAAGTAAGTTTATCACAGGTGCCAAAGAAATAGAGGTGGATGCTGTAGCAGACAATGGTGTTCTCAAACTTTGGGCTATATCAGAGCACGTGGAAGATGCAGGTGTCCATAGTGGTGACGCAAGTCTTATATTGCCAGCAAAGAACATAAATGAAATTACAAAGAATTTATTATTGACAAATACTCAAAAAATTGCTGCCAAACTAGAGATTAACGGACCATTTAATATACAATACATTGCTAGAAACAATACAATAAAAGTAATTGAATGTAACTTGAGAGTGTCTAGGTCATTTCCTTTTGTATCAAAGGTAAAAGACATTAATTTCATTAGAACGGCGACTAAGATTATGATTGGTTCAGAGTATGAAGTTGAAAATATACCAGAACGCTATGTAGGTGTAAAAGTGCCACAATTTTCATTTAATAGATTGGCAAATGCAGATAATAGACTTGGTGTTGAAATGTTGTCTACAGGAGAAGTTGCTTGTTTTGGAAAGAATCACCATGAAGCGTATTTAAAAGCATTGTCTGCTACTGGTTTCAAGATACACAATAAATGTAACGTTTTAATATCGGTTGGTTCATACCAGGATAAATGTGAATTGTTTAATTATATTAAATTATTAGCAGATAACGGTTTTACACTCTATGGAACAAATGGTACTGCGAATTATTATACAGAATCAAAGTTACAAGTTACTGGATTAGACAACGAAGAAATCTATCGTCGTATTCAAAATGGTTTCTTTGGTTTAGTGATTAATATTTCTATTCCAAATAAAACTCGTCAAAACAAGAAGACTAATGGCTATTACATAAGAAGACTTTCAATTGATTACTCTGTAGATATACTAATTAATATCAAATGTGTAAAGTTGTATATTGAAAGTATAGTGTCTTATTACAACTCATCTAGACTTATTTGTGATAGCGATGTTAAAACCACAGCGCGCTACATTAAATTACCGATGGTAATCGACATACACGTTCATGTAAGAGAACCAGGTGATGAACACAAAGAAACTTGGGATACCTGCTCTCGAGCCGCATTAAATGGTGGTGTAGGTCTCATTTGTGCGATGCCAAATACAAAACCAAGTTGCACTAACAATGAAGTGTATAATTTAGTAAATTCAATAGCCAGTAGTAAAAGTGTATGTGACTATATGATATTTCTAGGCGCTGATGGAGAAAACTATCGTGACCTTGAGTCTATGAATCCAAAAGTGTGTGCTATTAAGTTTTATCTTAACGAGACATACAGCACTTTAAAAATAAGGAATATTTCTGTATTGCGTAAATACTTTATTCATTGTCCCGATGATATGCTAATGTGTTTTCACTCAGAGGTAGAAATGGTAGGTGTTGTTTTATATTTGGCGAGTATATACAAAAAACGTGTTCACATTTGCCACGTTTCGCGAAGAGATGAAATAGAAATGATTAGAGATGCCAAAGAAGCAGGTATAGACGTAACTTGCGAAGTAACCCCACATCATTTGTTTATGGGTGACGACTCAATACTTCCACCTGAATTACAAACAGTAAAACCTCCTCTAAATACTAGTGAAGACCGTGAATTCCTATGGGCAAATATGGATATTATTGACTGTTTTGCCACTGACCACGCTCCACATTTGAAAACAGAAAAACAGACTTGTGGTTGTCCAGGTTTCACTGGATTAGAAACACTTTTACCACTGTTATTAAATGCAGTAAATCAGGGTCGTCTCACAATACAAGATATACGTGATAAATGTTACAATAATCCAAAAAAAATATTGCGATTAAATCCAAATTATGGAGAAGATTCCTACATTGAGATTAATCTTGATAAGTGTCGAACTATTACAGACGATAAATTAGTGACTAAGGCAGGTTGGACACCTTTTAATGGAGTAGAAATAACTGGATGCCTAGAAAGATTTGTATTTCACGGAGAATGTGTATTCAACAATGGATTAGAGGAAACTCTCCCAAAAGGTCAAAACGCAAATATTTATAAAACAGCAGTTGTTGTTCCAGAACAGGTAAGGAGACCTAGTATTGAATATCCACAATTTAATTCAACCATAGAAAAAGAAAGAGAAACACGAAATATTTATTTGTCAAGTGTAATTGATGTGTCACAATTTAATCGTGAAAACTTAAGAATTCTATTCAAAAATGCTAGTAGTATTAAAAATAAAATAAAACGTGAAGGCAAACTAGACATTTTAAGAGGTAAAACAGTAGGATTATATTTTGATGAACCTAGTAGCAGAACATATGGTTCGTTCTATGTAGCAGTCCAAAAAATGGGTGGTGATGTTCTAGCATTGAATAGTATTAATTCTTCAGTTAAGAAAGGAGAATCATTATACGACACATTAAAATGCTTTGAAATATATTGTGATTTGGTAGTGGTAAGGACTAGTGTTAAGGGAGACTTAAGGGAACTTAGCGATAAGTTGAAAATACCAGTTATAAATGCTGGTGATGGAGATGGGGAACATCCTACACAGGCCTTATTAGATGTTTTCACTATACGCGAAGAACGTGGCACAGTAAATAAAATTAATGTAAGTATTGTTGGTGACCTTAGATATGGTAGAACAGTTCATTCTCTAGTGCGCTTATTAAGTAATTATGACGTAACTTTTAATTTCGTAAGTGTAGATGAATTAAGTTTAGACCAATCAACGAAGGACTTCCTTGAGTCTCGTGAAATACGATACAATGTGTTTAGTAGTATTAACGATGTAATTTCTACAACTGATGTAATTTATATGACTAGAATACAACAGGAACGCTTTTCTGGAGAAACACTTGATACAGATTTCATATCTAAAAACTTACATTTAACGCAAGAAATTTTAACAAATGCCAAGAAAAATATTATAATTATGCATCCACTACCAAGAAACGATGAAATAAATCCAAATATAGACCGTGACCCAAGAGCGGCATATTTTAGACAAATGGAAAACGGATTATACACTAGAATGGCATTATTGCAATTGTTAATTTAATTAATATTTTTTGTTTTGATATAATATATGGGAAATTATACTAGTTATTTAACTTATAGTGAGGAAACTCTTCCAAATTCTATGGAAATAACAGATAGTGATTCAGAAGAAACAATAGTTATTAATAGGTCTTATAGTGATAGCACCCTAGAAGTAATGAGTGAAAGCAAACGTGAAAAACTAGCAAAAACAGTTGGAGAGCTAGAATTAAATAATAAAAATTTAGAAAACGCAATAAGTTGTATTTATCTAAAAAATAAAATGAAATCTGGTTTTGAGAAGAAGATAAATGAATTAACATTACAATTACAAAATACACAAGATGAAGTAGATGACTTACACTTTTTAAATTCCAGACTAAGACATAATTACAAACGTGATATATCCGATAAAAAACAGGAAATTAAAATATTACGTGAGAAACTAGGAATTATGACTCTTAGACTTGAAAATTTAATAAATAAGAAAAATAATTAGAGGACTTGCTGTATTGTAACTGCTCCTCTATTATCTATGGTGTCGCGTATTAACCCCATATTTGCTATTACTGTTTCAGTTTCGGGTTCTATCTTTAATTTTACAGAATTAAATAGTGTAATTTCACTTGTAATATCGCTAGTTCCCCTTGGAACTTGTATCAAAATATCATAGTAATTTACAGTCATTACACGATAGTCACTTGGAACTCCAATTGTATTTCTATCTATTTTTGGATGAATGAGGAAATGAACGTCTCCAGCGGGACTATTTATAGACTCGTGACCTCTACGAAAAAATGATACTTTCTTCTCAGATGTATCAATATTATACTCTTGTGGACTTTCAATACTTTTCAATCCATTACAACTGTTACAAGTATTTATTTCACCTCCATCATATACCTTTACACCTAATGCCATACACGCTCTACATTTCTTGCGTATATTTATTTTAACTTTCCGTATTGTGCCGAAATAAATATCATATAAGTCAGCTTTTAAATTCACTAGTATGTCAAGAGATTCATCGCGTTTTCGTGACTTTCCATTTTTTTCATTAAAAAATTTAGTGAATAGTTTTGCTTCACTAAAAAATTTTTCTCGAACACTTGAAAGTATATTGGGTATATTCAATCCCTCAAAATTACTAGTAAAATCATACTTAGCATTAGACCCATAACCACCGAAGCCGCCACCACCTATAAAAGACTTGTCGGTGAGCATGCTATAAGCTGTGCTGATTTTTTTGAATTGTTCGCCTTTTTCTGGGTCACCGCGATTTCTATCAGGGTGATATTTCTTTGCCAAGCGATAGTATGCCTTTTTAATTGTTTCATCATCGGCAGTTTTATCAATACCTAAAACCTCATAAGGGTCCATTTCATTTAAATCACCAGTAATTCTTTAGGTTTCTTTTAGTTTCTGGTTTAGTAATCTCTTCTGCTAGCGATTTTTATTTATTTTAAATATTTTTAAAAATAACAATTAAAATTGAAAAGTATTTAAGACTACCTCTTTAAGTAATTTAAGGAGATGGACCTAAAAAAGAAGGAATATCAAAATTGTAATCCCTCACCACTTAGGATTACCACTCATACAATCAAATCCGGTATTAATGCTGCGAAAAACCCCGAAAAGTCATTTAAGATAGACCTCGTGAAGTTCGCGCAAAATCTGGAAATAGACAATGAAATTCGTTACATTGAATACAAAAATGAAGATATCATTCACGTAAAAGGTATTAACCCAAAGAATCAGTCAAAAAAACCTAGTAAGAAAGGAAAATTTTATAATAGTCTTACTATTATTACACAACCTGAAGCTGGATTTTACAACAATATTAAATTGTTCCGTAACGGTTCAATTAGTGGAACTGGTATTAAAAAGATTGAAAATGGCGAAATTTCTGTGGAAATTATTTTAGACCGCATCAAAAGTTTCAATGATGAAATAGTAAGTATCGATAACAATCCTGGACTTATGAATGAAGACTGTGCTGTTAATAACTATTCAATTGCTCTTATTAATAGTGACTATGAAGTGGCATTCGAGATTAAACGGATTTTGCTACATTCTCTTCTTGTTAATAAATACAAGATTTTCAGTAGTTATGAACCGTGTATTTATCCTGGTGTAAATACTAAATATTTCTGGAATACTGATTACGCAAATCACGAATTTCCCGGAAAGTGTTACTGTAGTGTCCCTTGTAAGGGGAATGGTAGTGGAACTGGTAATGGAGAATGTAAGAAAGTTACAATTGCTATTTTCCAGAGTGGAAGTCTCATCATTACAGGAGCGAGAAGTCTAGAGCAGATTGAAACAGCCTATCATTTCATTAATACTGTATTTGAACGCCATCACGCTGAGTTGAGACAGGAAAAGGCAGCTTTTATTCAACCCGCAGAAGAAAAAATAGATACAAAAGTAAAAAATGCAATCTATATTCGTCGTGCTAACATAATTGATAGTCCTTTCGCATAATTAATAGGTATTAATAAGGAACTGTGGAGAACATATACAAACTGAATATTATAAAACTTGCGAAAAATATAAATGTGAATATTAATTCTAATTTTGCAGCCAAGTGCTTATACATTTTTACACTTTTTTTTGATTCAGTTAAGTTTTCACTAGAGTTTTCTGTTACATCACTCAATACTGTTCCATTATCTGATAAAATATCTAAATTGCTATTTCTTCTTTTTATTGTTGATGTTTTTATATTATTTGCCAAATTATAACTTGTAGTTCTATGTTGTATATCAGATTCGGTGATAGATTGAATTTCAGATTCTGGTTCAGTTCCAGTAACTTCCTCTAAGTTTATGTCGTATGACTCTACATTAGAGTTTCTATTACTAAATCTTCTACTTATTTTTGAAATTCTTTTTGTAATAGAATTTTCTCTGGCAAATTTTATACACTGGAAAAAGGGTGTTTCGCTATTAGTTTTGTAACTGTATAGTGCTGAAATTATTACTGTAAAAAACACTACAAATAATGAGAAAAAGGTTAAGCCTATTAACATTTTTGAAAGGAGTGGGTGTGCATCAGTTTTTGGAAGACTCTCACTTAAAATGAGCAAGAATACTATAAGAGAAAGCATCACAGTAATAGCGAATGAAATTCTCTCACCTGAATCCCAAGGCACTAATAGACTTATAATCATTAAACTGGCAGTAGCGTAAGTAGGTATAATAATATTCAAATCATAATAACCACTTTTTCTCTGTAGATAAAAGGAAAAGGTAATATCAGGATATATTTCAGGACAACAGAAATATTTAACTTCATTGTATTTTACGTAGTATTCTAATACATCCCATCCCTCACTCTTTTGATAATTACTTGCGTCAATAGCAGGAGGGTCACTTATTGATATATTCATCTGTAATTTATGATACACCCAACTGCCAAATTTTAAATAACAGGTTTGACGGTCATATGGAAAGTATTCTAAGTCAAAACTACAAGTTGATTTTACTAATCCAGGTCTTGACCATATAATATCTCCGTTATAATATAAATTCGCCCTTGAATAATCTAAATTTTCCATTGGTTTTTCAGCAGTATTGTATAAATACATATCTGGGAACCAAATGCTGTGTTCAAATTCAGGGTCAGTATTTACAGCTATTTGAGTTATATTATTATAATCTTCAGGATTCCAGGTCAAATGAATATCGTTCCAGTAGTGTCTTAACCAAACATTAGTAGAAAGAACACCCTCTACTTGGTCAACTGCATTAAATGCTCTCAGTGCAATACCAAACTTTAAATTAAGAGGTTTACCATCAGGTGATGGTCTAGTGTCACTGGAATAATCTTGAAATATTGTATCTCTAAGAATTTCTTCTGTATTCCCAATTGACAACTGTAAAAAAAATGAAGTAATAAAGTTCATGTTATAATAAAAAAAATTATTAGTTTTCTTTAAGTATTAAATTTGAATATTCTTCATTGATTCTGTGTAGTGTTTCATGAACTAGTGAAAGCACTGTAACTAAATTTTTTTTTTGTCCATAATCGTGTTGGATTTCACGGTCACTACACCCTAGTATAGTTTTCAATTCAATAAATCTTACTAAGTTCAAATAAATATTACGTTCAGTGGAATTTGGTTTTATAACGTGTATATTAGTCTCTATAAGTCTTCGCACTTCACGATAGTGTTCAATTATTACAGTATTTAATTGCTGTATTGTTTCAGTTTTAATACACGTTTTTAAATAACGCATTTTACTCAATCTTCTGTCTATTTTGTGCTCTGACAGTTGTGTTTCTGGTAACTCATCTGGCATTTGAACGCGAATATATGACTCAGTGCGATTTCTAAAACTATTTCTTTTAAAATCTACTGGTTCTGTTTCTTTTTCTAATGGAGTTTTATTATTTAAATCTAATCTCAAATTAATTTTATCACTAGCATATTTCCATTTACACGTCTTACAAACCTTACTATTATCAGTTGCTGGAACATAATGCCTACACTTATGTAATTGACCACTAGAGCGTTTATAGTAACCTATACATCTAACGTGTTCAACGCCTGATTCATCGTCACTAGAAGCATCACTTGATAAAGATAAATCCTGCTCTTGGTCCGCCTGTTCTTTGTCTTTGTAATTATAGTCATCAGGTATATTGTAATCCAACTGATAAATAAGAAGCAATTTAAAGTATACAGGATACAAGAATAAGTTTAAACATTCTTCGTATTCTTGTTTTTTTAGAGTATATAATTCCTTAGCTTTTTCGTATTTTAATTGTTGAGTATTTTGATACCACTTACTTAAAATCCAAGATACTGGTGCTACAACTAAAGGAATAACAATAGAAGTCCAAATGGTTTCAGAGTCCATATAATGAAAAATAAACATTAACTTTTAAATAATACAATAAATTGATTTACTGTTCTGTCTTTTCAGTTTTGCGTGGGCGTCCACGTCCTCGACCTCGACCTCGTGAATTAGAGTTTCCTACCTTTTCCCAGTTGTCACTTGATGCCTCGGTGCCTTCAGTTCCATCTTCGGCACCGTCACCAGACTGGGTTGGGCGACGTCTGCGCATTCGAGAATCGCAGTAAAGACGTCCATTAACTCCAACAAGTTCAACAACCTGTGGTGTTACGCTCTCGTCAGTTTCAACACTGAGGTTGAAGCGAACTGTTTCACTCTCGCGAAGAGTTCTGTAAGTTGAACGCTGTGGGTGGATGTTGCTCTGGTGGACAAAAACATCGTTCTCATATTTATCACCTGGTGTAAGAATGCGAACAAATCCATATCCTTTGCTGTCATCAAACCACTTTACGTAGCCGATGTAGTCGCGGACTGGGTCTACTGTCTGTTCTCGCTCTGTGTTTGCCTGTGTATCTGTCATTTTATTATACACGACTATCCAAATAAACCTTTATGTTGTTTTTTTTAATGTAATTATTAAAAAACTCCAATATTAGGAGAAACTAGTGAACTATAAAATTGAATTCAACTTTTTCATAAAAGACCCAATCATTTCAATGAGTTAATAACATAAGTTAATAACATACAATGACACTCTCAAAAATGGCCTTCTGTGATTACCAGATGAATGGAAACCTTATTATTCTAGTTACTTGCGCAAAACTTAATTTCACTTATCGAAAGCGTAAGAATTGGGAACGCAAACAAACTCCAAGAATACGTGGTTTTGACCTTAGTAAATACGAAGAGTTTAGTAACGAAAACAATTTTAATATTGGATATGATGAAAAAACAAATGACTTCTGGGTTGAATTACTAGAGATACAAGGCCCAGTTATTAAAATATCAGGTTGGAATACAGGTGGTCAACTAATACGTAGTATTCTACAAATAGCTGCTAATAGTGGCATTGGTAAAACTGAACCGCCTCTGAAACTAGATTTGGAACATTTCACTCAAACTGAAAAACTAGCAAACGATAATAAAAATGGAAAAAGTAGTATGCTTCAAGGAACACAAACTCGTATTTGGACAATGCGTCCTAGTGATGTATTTGAATTCACAGGTGGAGATCCAACTAACACTGATGCTCTACACTGGGAACTCCACAGCGATTTGTTTGATTTGTTCCGTGAAGTTTTAGGATATAATTTTACTCTAGAAAACAAGAATACTAATTTATCAAGATCAGACCATTTCGTATTGACACGCTTGGAAGATGTAACTCCAGAAACTAGTGAAATTTCCACCAATGCTCATTTTGCTGACCAAATTATGATGGGCGTCATAATTAATCATTGTAAACAAATTTATAAATCTGGAGGAGCCGATGAAGATTACAGTCCTCGAAGTGTAACAATAAAATATCCATCTGGAATTGATTTTCACCCTGACGCAATGATAAAATTGGCACGGGAATTACAAATACCAGTTATTGACAATAAACCTGAACCTCCACAGAAATTGCCTAACGAAACTGAAATGGCACTTGAAGCAAGACATATTGAAATAGTTCGTGAATGGATTAAACTGAATCCAGAAAGAGTAACAAAGATCTGGTAATTAGTGATTAGGATTACACATAATTGTTATGGATAAACCTATTAGAGTTATTATAATACCAATTATCATTTTCAAATTTATCTTGTCACGATAAATACACACTGCTAGTAATGTTACTATAATAATTATTAATGCTCTTGAAATAAGTGTTATTTGTGATATTGAACTTGGTGACCTTCCTAAGGCTATGTAATTACCCATATGACCCAATGAAAATGCTATAACAGGGGCTAATATCATAGTAATAACAAATTTGGATTTTCCTAAATTATAACCTGATTGTAATTGATTTTTTTTTGTTAATTTTAATATTGTAAATAATATTAATCCACATAAACCTAGTATTATACTTCTAACACTTACGAGTGTCAAAGCATCAACGTATTTTAATGAGTATCTGTCAATAAGAGGGACAACTCCCCAACCCAATCCTGATATAATAGATGGAATCAAATAATGCATTTAATATTTATAAACAAATTAATTACTAGCGTTAAAAAATATTAAATAAAAAACCTTGTATTATAAAAATGAAATTAACAGCAAAAATATTCCTAATTTTAATAGCAATACTTGCGGTGTTTTTATATCTCCAAAAGCGTTACCTTAATAGATTCAACAATGATATAGAAATTTTTCAACTGGAAAATCCAGGTAAGGCGCAATTTGAACGTCAGGTAGAACAGAGTTATCCTAGTATTTTTACTAATATGACACAAAACTTTCACGATTTACAGAAATATTCATTAACTACTATTTCTAGTATCGAGGTAAAAGAACGTCGTAAATTAAATAAAAATATTCAACGTCATTTTAGTTACTATAATGCTCCATTAGAGGGTAAAAATAGTATCCGTGTGATGTCAGAAACTCAAGGTGTTACCAACACTGTAACACGCCAATATAATTATAGATACATGATTACACAATTGAAAGGTGTTAGACGTGTATATTTATTTGCTCCTAAAAACAGAAAATATTTATATGCCAAAGGCGATAAGAGTCAAATAGATTTTTTCCGCGATGACCTTTTAAAATATCCTAAATTATCTGAAACTAAATATATTGAAGTAGTGCTATATCCAGGTCAAATGCTTTATATTCCATTTAACTGGTGGTATAATTATGAAATCAAAGAAGATTCATTCGCGGTTTATCATCAAAGCGATACATTATTTAGTAAATATTTACTTAAGAAATAAGGGGTCTCTAAATAATTAAAATGAAATTAAACGTGATTGTGGCTTATGATAAAAGAAATGGAGGAATCGGAGTTGAAACAGGACTACCTTGGAAACTATCCGGTGATTTAAAACACTTCAAACAAGTAACTATAGGTGGTATAGTTGTTATGGGTAGGAAAACTTGGGAAAGTATTCCAGAGAAACATCGACCACTACCTGACCGTATTAATATCATAATTTCTAGTAATGCCGAAAAAATGAGAGAAACGCCCGAATATCAATTACCCGAAATAGTAATTTTCTCAAGTTTAGATGAATTGTTTAACTGTTACTTGAAAAACGTTACAGATAAAGAGGCATTCATTATTGGAGGTGGAATATTATACAACCAAATTCTTAATGATTACTCCGATTTAATTAATAGAATTTACACCACTGAAGTGTATAATGTTCCAAAGACACTAGAGTATTCTGCATTTTTCCCTGTAAAAACATTAACAGATAATTTTTCAAGAGAAACTGTATCTAACTTTCAACGTGAAGAGAAAGACGATTACTGGTATAGAATGGTTAATTGGACACGAGATGGTGGATGGCAGAATCTAGAGGAATTATCGTATTTAAGTGTATTAGAACAATTAGCCGAATTACCAAACACAAGAGGAAACCGCACAGCTGTTAAAACACGTAGTTTGTTCGGTTTTATGTGGAAATATGACTTGAGAGAAACTTTTCCATTGCTTACTACAAGAAGGCAGTTCACTAGAGCTATATTTGAAGAACTTATGTTTTATTTGAGTGGAAAAACAGACAATAATATTTTAGCAGATAAGAACATTCATATTTGGGATGGTAACACAACTAGAGATTTCCTTGACTCTAGAGGACTTCAGCGATATCCAGAAGGAGATATGGGAGAAACATATGGATTCAACATTCGACACTTCGGAGGAAAATATCGTGATTGTAAAGCAGATTACACTGGAGTTGGATATGACCAATTAGAAAATTTAATACATTTGCTAAAAACTGACCCTACTAGCAGAAGAATGATTGTTACACTTTGGAATCCAGCTACATTACATAATGCAGCATTGCCTAGTTGTTTGTATCTATACCAGTTCTATGTAAATTTGGAACGCAAAGAACTAAACGTAATGATTAATTTGCGAAGTAGTGATTACTATCTTGCAAACAACTGGAATGTATGCACAGGAGCATTCTTTGTCCATATGCTCTGTAATTTGAATGGTATCGACTTAACACCAGGAGAACTTACAATTGTTACTGGAGATACTCACATCTATGATAATCATATGGATGCTATTCAAGAATGTCTCAAACGAGAACCTAGACCCTTCCCTAAATTAAATGTAAAGAGAAAATGTGATAATATTAGTGACTTTACATTTGAAGATATGGAAATTATTGGATATCATCCGTATCCTAATATTTCAGTTGAAATGGTTGTATAATATTACTTACATCAAGAATTTATATCTAGGATAATGATATATTATGGGACTTTTTAAAGCATTAACAGCGTTACTAGTAGGATTTTTTGGTATTTTCATATTAAACAAACGTGACACATTAAAGAGCATACCTATATTTGGTGAATTTATTCATAAGCATGTAGACAAATACAAGGCGGAATTAATAGTAGCCTTTATAGCCGCTGTATTTTTATTCATTTAAGAATACTACTTAAAAATATAACTTGGATTTTTTTATAATAAGTTTAATGGCATTAAAACGAATGCTTCCACTATCAAAAACATTATTGAACAGTGTATCTCGGGTTGGACCCCAAATTATTAAGTCACGCAATTTTTTTAATATTAGAACATTGAATGATAGAATGCGATATACAGATACAGATGAGTGGTTACTTCCAATAGATGATACTACACACAAAGTAGGTCTCTCTAATTTTGCCAGCGAAAGTTTAGGAGAATTAGTATATATTGAATATAATTTTGAACCAGGAGAACATTTTAAAGAAGGAGATGAAATTGTAACAGTTGAAAGTGTGAAAGCTTCAAATGGTATCAAAGCACCATTTGACGGTAAATTAGTATCAAATAATACTGAATTAGAAGAAAATCCACAATTAGTAAGTGATATGCCAGAAGATGAAAACACTTCTTGGTTTTGTAAAATAGACAAAGAATTTGAATTAATTTAATTAATTATACACGTCTTTTACGTTTTGATTTTTTTACAGTTTTACTACGTAACTTATTACGCTGTTTTTCACGTTTTAATAGTTCTTCGGTTATGTTTAGGTCTCTTCTACTATTTCTTTCTAATCTGTTTTTAAAATCAATATTTAGTTTTAAAAGCAACTCAATATTTTTTACTAGTTTTTTTAAATTAGCTAAATCTTTTCGTGTTAATTCACTCATTACTAGTATAAAATGAGAAATAAATTAATTAGAAGTTATTTAATTTCGGTTTTCGTGCGCAGTTTGAGCTCTACCACTGGGGTCATAGCCTACACCTTCCCAATCTGTTCTTGGAATCCACCTTTTAATAGGTAATTCACGCTTGAATAGTGAATCATAAATGTTTTTATACCACACGGCTTCACGTGTTCTCAAATCTGGGTCGCTGGCACTTGCTTCCTGGAATTCTCCTTCGGTGACTTGTGTGTCAGCATACTCACGAAGGGTGTCAATCCATTGGTAACCAACACCATCAGAGAACTGTTCTTTTTGACGCCACAAAACACTCTCTGGCAGATAAGGATTATCTGGTGTATTAAAAGCTTCTCTTAAACACCATTTTTCAATTGATTCTCTACATTTCAATTCTGGGTGTATTGTCATTACAGTATTCAGGAAACTCTGGTCAAGAAATGGAACACGTGCTTCAACACCCCAGGCCATTGTGCTTTTATTCGCACGCAAGCAGTCAAAATGGTGTAAGTTTTCTACTCGTTTCAAACATTCATTATGAAATTCTTCATTATTTGGAGCCTGATGAAAGTAGAGATATCCTCCAAAAACCTCATCAGCACCCTCTCCACTCAATACCATTTTAATACCTAAACTCTTTACTTTTCTCGAAAGTAAATACATTGGTGTGCTTGCTCTAATTGTAGTTACATCAAATGTTTCGAGATGCCAAATAAGGTCTCTAATAGCATCAATACCATCCTGAACTGTGAAATGAAACTCGTGATGAATTGTGCCCAGGAAATCTGCTACCTGTTTTGCTGCTATAAGATCCGGAGCACCCTTTAGTCCTATTGAGAAACTGTGTAGTTGTTGACCCCAATGATTAACTGGTTTTTCTCGAATAACGCGACTTGTAATACTCGCTATTAGACTTGAATCTAAACCTCCACTAAGCAATACACCAAATGGAACATCTGCCATAAGACGTTTCCTAACACTAGTTTCAAGTGAAGTCCTTATACTTTCAAGAGTAGGCTTCATTTCAGTTTCGTGTGTGTAACCTGATGATTTATAAAGTGGATTATAAAATCTAGTAACCTGACTTGTAAAGGTATCCCGTCTGGGTAAATTTTTCTCATTAAAAGTCAGTGTGTGACCAGGAGGAAACAATTTAATTTCTTCACAGTCATCTACTAAGCATTTGCACTCACTTGCTACCATAAAATCTCCTGTAGATGTCCAACCAACATACAATGGAATAATTCCTATTGGGTCTCTGGCAATATACACATCTCCTGTTTCTTTGTTATATAATACAAATCCAAATATTCCATCCAACATCTTTGCTGTAGATTCATTGTATTCACGATACAAGTGCATAATTACTTCACAATCACTTCCTGATTTATTAGTGTATTTATTAAACAAAACACTAGTATAAAGACTTTCGTGATTATAAATTTCACCGTTTACACTCAATATTTGATTTGAGTCTTCTGATACAATAGGTTGGCTTCCAGATTCAGGTGATACAATACTAAGCCTCTCGTGACCAATTAATACATTACCATTATTAGCAACACAAATACCATTCCAATCAGGTCCTCGATGTCTAATACGCTTTGATAATTCGAGAAAGTGACTCCTTAGTTTTTCTTTATCACCGACTTTTTCAGTTGATTGCCCCAAAAATGCTATAATCCCACACATTTTCTTTAATTGTATTTATTGTAATTAAGACTTTAGGTATTTGTCAATCAATTATATTTAAAAAGAAGCAGAGAATTATAAGTATAATGCCAAACGCTAATAATAATTTTTGTTACGAGACAATATCGCCTCCTATGAAAGCAGCCGTTTTAGGAGTGCGTAGAAAAGCAAGGTTCATCGAGGGATTTGACCCTATAACTGAACTACGCAGTGTTCTAGTAAATTTTTTTGGAGACAGAAATGAGTTAGAGACTACTGGTCTTCGTGTAAAATACCTCGAGTTACTTAATTGGACTAGAGAAAATAAGGCAATAGGATTTATAATTTTAGGTGCTGACCCGAATAATTATCCCAGATTGTATAAAGACTTAATTGTAAAATACACAACTCAAGCTTATATAAAAATAGATTTAACAATGAGTGGCATATGCCAGTATTTATTACAAGATTATATTGGTAATGATAATATTAAAGAACTATGCGAAGCTACACCTTGTTACAGCGATTACTTACGCAAAGTTCTAGAGAATTCTAATTTTTCCTCGTAAATAACATTTAATCTTGTAAAAGTCTCTTGAAAGAAACCTATTAAATATTTGGATATGTCATCTTCATTTCTTAATTGTTTACGCCATTCCTCTATATTTTTATCATTTACAGCTGAGTGAAGACGTTTAATAGTATCTATTGTTATTGTAACTATTTTATCAAGGTCACATTTTTCAATTACATCTTCGTTGATTATATCTTCTATGTATTGTAAATCAAGAGCATCAGTGTATTCTTCAATAAAATCGGGATTATTAGGCACGCATCTTTCTACATGCTCAATTACTTCACGAATAAGAGGAATGAAAACACCATAATTTGGTTTAGGCTTTTCTAATTCTGCGCGATAAATATCCCAAAATGCCTGTTTCATATTCTGCTCAACTGATGTTTTTAATTCTGTCTCACGTTTGCGGTATTTTTCTAATAATTCCAATCCATTAAATTGTCTAATGCGTTTAATAGTTTTATCTATTTCAGATTTTATACATTTTAGAGTATCTTGGTCGTATTTTCCATCGGTGTTTTCATAATTGCGTTCTAATTCTAATAATGTTACAATTAGTGACTCTATCATATCCAAACGGTCTTGTTCTCTGAACACTTCAAATAATAATTTATATCTACCGAGTGTTATTAAAAACTCTACACGTTTAATATGATTATCTAAATGTAAGAATAAATCCACTAGTTTTTCACAGCAATGATGTAATTTAAATGATAAATCGCGTCTCTCTGGGTCATAATTAATCATATCAGAGAAACGCACCATCATGAATGCTGATAAAAAGTTTTTTGCTGGTATATTAACATTTACACCGTGCATTTTATCTAAACATTTAAGCAGACTTTCAGTTGATTTAATGAATTCAGGTTTTCTAAGTATGTCTTCTATTTCTGTAAAACCCTCTTTTTCATTAAGGCGATATTTTAAAATCCTAGAGTATTGAACTTTAAACAACCAATAATAAAAAAAATATTGTTCAGTCATTATTATAGACTTATAAAAAAAAATAATTTAAATTATCTGCACGTAACCGTTCTTGTATGCCTTGTCTTTACCTTTGATAACCCCCATTTTTTCAAATGTATCAAAGATTACTTTTTTCTTCAATTTGTGGTCAGCTTCATCCTTGTGTTTCATATCAGGACCCTTATTAAATTCTAATACATAAGGATTGTAATCAGTGTCAATTAAAACATCGGCACCAAACATTTGATACATATTTTGGTCGCGCATATTCTTACAGTTACATACCTTTGGTAGTAATGCAATCATTACGTTCTTCAATAAATTGTATATTTTCTGTCGCATTTTTACACTATTCACACCACGATTTTCTTCAAGGTATTCTAACAATTTATTCATTGTAAGAGGGTTCTTGTTATATATTTCTAAATCAGTTACGTAACTATTAGTTATTAATGTTTCAAATTCTTCAGAGTTGGAACTAGTGTTCTCATCTACATCCTTGCTGGTGTATAATACCTTGGCTGAATCGTGGATGAATACACTCTTTTTCCCCTGCTTGTAAACTACGAAAACATAAATTCTTAAATTGAGTCTTCTTTTGTTTATAATAATACTGTCGCGTTTCTCTTGAACCATTACATATTTGTCCTTGTTTGCATTTTTTACTTCTTCTAAGTCACTTGTGAGTTTTATTCCTTTTTTCCTTTGAACATTCTTCTTAAGAATATAAGTTTTATCACTGTCAAACTTTTCTTCAAATAATGGAACTTCTAGATTATTTTTTAATAACCAAGATTCTGGAATTAGTTTACTGGCAAATTCACGACCATAATATCCGGAAACTACCTTCCAAAGACTACTCTTACTGGCGATTGTGTCACTTCCACAAATACCAAATACGTTTTGTCCTTTTCTATCTCCAAGGTCTAATGCTCTTAATTCTCTCTCAACTCCATTATATCCACAAGGATAATATAAACCGAATTCTGAGAGGTCGTGTGTTAAATTTACATCTTCTTCGTTTAAGATTTCTTTATAAATACCGCCAAGTGGTCTCTTTTCACATCTATAATAGTTAGTAAAACCTTCTGGAGTATTTCTAAAAAATACAAATATTAATTCAAGCATTACAATTATAGCAGTGACAAGAGCTAGAATAATTATTTTTTTATTCATACTATACAATTATCAACTATTTTAATTCTATTTTAATTATATTAAATTTAATTTTTGTTACGAGTATCAAGGTCAATCGCAATAATTTCACAGGATTTTTCTTCTACTAATACGAAATAAATAATACTATCTGAATTTTCAGTTTCGAATTTTTTAAATTGTTCCAATAATTCAGGATTAAATGCTGGGTGAGTTACCTCTATATATCTACAGTCAATCTGGTTTGTAGTTTCATTATGTATTACATAGATAGCACCGAACCCTTTATCCTTGCGTTCAGGTATTGTAATCTTTATTAAGTCATCAATATTATTTTGAACGAATAATTTTAAATTTGGCATTATTAATATAATATTAATACTACTCTCTATATATTTTTTTCTCGAATTATTATATAAAAATGTCATATTCAACTAGTAAAGGAAAATATCAAAAAGCCTACGAATTTTTATTCAATAAATTAGTTCCAGCATATGGTTCATCAGGAAGTAATCTTGGTGAAGCATTGCGTTTAGTTAGCAGAGTCTATTACAGACACTATAATGATGGAGATACATACAGTGACTGTGTTCAGGAACAAATGGTTCCAGAATTTAACAATGGTAAATTTCCATTTAATGGAAAACATGAAGCATTAGGACAAGAGTTAGAATATCTCTATTACAGAGGTGATTATGAAGGTTCAATGGACTTAGTATTACTTCATATCATGCTTAACCTCAGTAGCGATACCGCTGTGTATAATCCAAACTCAAACCGCTTAGCTGCCATTGATTCACCAGCCGGTAAGAGGGCACTTGAAGCATTAGGTCTTGATGAAGTATTTGTTAACACTTGTGGTAAAGAAGAAGAATGGTTACCAGAATCATTAAGACGTGAAGGTGTTAAAATCGTTAAACGTTTATCACCAGAAACATTAAAGGAACTCAAATGCGAAACATTAATTGAACACCACAGACCATCAAAATATGATTATGGTAAAAAAACTAAAAAAGTTTCATTCTCAACAGATCGCTCCATTTTAAGTAAAAAATTCGCTAAATTAGAACGTGAACACAAAAAAACTTTGAAGGCTGCCGATAAAGAATTAAAATTACGCATTAAAAAAATGGAAGAAAGAAAACAAAAAGAGAAGAAACTTACAGCAAAAGAGCACAAGAAAGCAGTCGAATACTATAAAGAATTAGAAACTCTCACAGGTTCTAAACGCGCTGATGCTCTTAAGAAACTTATTAATAATAAATTAGCTGATTTTTCTCATTACACAACAAAAATGTTACTTCTTAACCTTGCCAATCAAAAAGCAAAGAAAGTTACTACAAAAGTTCAACGCGAAAGACGCACAGAATTAATAGAAAAATTAGTTAAAGAAATTAACACTATAGGTAAATTAACACTCAAGGTATTAAATTATGACCCAAAAAACAATATGAGTATGGGATTACGAACTGGTTCACTATACTTAAATAGTGACTATACTGAAAAATTAGATAAACTTTTAGTAGACATAATGGGAAGTGAAGAAGCAGTTGATAATTTATATAAAAGGTGTTGTAGAAGATAATAAATTTACTTCTTCTTAACCTTGAATAGGTCCATAAACATAAACATTAATCTCTTTGGTAAATCCTCTGATTTTTGAAGACCTACAAGACTTTCCTTGTAGTCGTTAACTATTTCTTGGTCTTCTAATGCTTTAATTATAGAAATTAAGCAAATAACATTGTCTTCAACAGCCGCACCCTTTGGTTCAATTACTAGATATTTCTTTACATTAGACACGCATATTTCAATGTTTTCTGATAAGATATCGCGAGATACTAATTTTTTATTATACATCTCTCCAATAAACTGTGAATAACCTCGCTTGTAGTTTTTGTCTTTCAAGTCTTTACAGAATTTACTATAGTTTTCAGTAGTTACTTGCTTACTATAACTTCTTGAGGTGTCTTCCTCTTCTTTCAAAATATGTTTGAACTTATCGCATTTTTCCATAACAATATCACCTACATTGAATTCTCGGTCAAATAAGATTTTAATAAATTCTGTGTAGTTTTTACAATAAATTGCCTGAGTAACTGCCTTCATAAAAATGTTTTCAATAGTGAATTCAAAAAACTTAATATTATCTTTATTTTTTGATAAAATTTCAACTACTGAATTAGTAATTGTTTCAAAGTTTTTAGGACTCATTTTATTTAACATTGTGTTTATATCGGCAGTCAATATATCGTCACGATTTTGAGACACTTTCTTGAGAAATGCGGGTTTCTCAGCACGCCAACTCTTTTGTGGTTCGCGGTCGGTTGTTTTAGCCGCTACAGTAATTGTTTCTGCTATTTTTTTAAAGATTAAATCGAGACTTATGTTAGGTTTTAATGTATTTGATTTTCTGTAATTGATAATGTCTTCATAATGGGTCATGTCTAGTGTTTATACGCTTGGTCGTTTTTAAGTATTTTTACCTAAATTAAAATATAATATAATTTATATAAGCGATAATGATAGAATTATATCTCGCCATAGCATTATTTGGAGTTGGTAGTTTTTTAAATAATAAGAAACAAGAGGAAGAAAAAGAGAAGTCAAAGAAAAAACAAGAAAAAGCAAAACGCGAAAAAGAGAAAAAAGAAAAACTTGAAGAGGAAGAAGAAAATGAATCCAGCAAATGCCAACAAATAGTTCCAAGAAGTTTCACTGAATTTTTAGACCCTGAAACAAAAAAGGCATATGAAGAGGCTAAAAATATTAAGGTTCCATATAAGAGTCAAAAAGACCCAGAAACTGAAGAAACTGAAAAATTCTTAACAAGTCCATTAACTGGTGCTAAAATTACAGTTGAACAATTTTTAGAGGATGATACAGGTAAAAAGATGCTTCCATACTTTGGTGGTAAAGTAACACAAAGTAGTAATTTAGAAGCATATTCAGGTAAATTAGCACGCCACACTGGTGTTGATAAGGACGTCCAGATAAAAAAACGTGAAACAAAACCATTCTGGAAACCTACCAAAAACTTCAGTTTTATTAATGGAACACCTATTTCCACTGATTCACTTCAGGAGAGATACAACAAGAGTAGATATCGCACAAGCGAAAGACCTACTGCTGAAATACGTGTAGCTCCTGGTTTAATGTCCAAAGGTGCTGGTATTAAAGGTCAGGGTGGATTTCACCAATTTGAAGCAGGTGACATTGCTAGAGCTAGATTTAAGAACATTGACGATCTTAGAGTTAAACAACAAATTACATATACTACACCAGTTAAAGCAGGTAGTAAAATTGCCAAACGCGAGGCTGTTTCACAAGTATCAAAGCATCGCCCCGAAAAGGCTTTCCATCAAACCTTAGCGGATTTACTCAAAACCACTGGTCAAATGATTAAATTCGCTGCCAGAGAGCAGTTTGATGCTCCCGACAAGAAAAAGAAACAAAGCAGACAGGAATTTGGTCACGCAGGTGGCACCACATTAGCTCCACGCACTATTGAAACAACACAAGAATCACGTAGAAATGTTTATGAAAACTCAGGTATAAGAAACGTTAAAATGCTTCATAAATGGGAAACAGAAGCAAATACAGCAGATTATGGTAAGAGTAGTTTTGTAGCCGGACCAAATGAGCGTGACACTACAAGAGATAATGTTCATAACAGTAATGTTGGTAGTGTAGTAAAGAGCATTTCTGCTCCACTTCTTGATTTATTAAGAGCTACCAAAAAGGAGAATGTAGTCGGTAACGCACGCCCAGAAGGTAATATGAATGCTCAAATTCCTAAGAAACAAACAGTATATGACGTAAATGATATCGCTAGAACTACAATAAAAGAAACTACTATTCATAATGAACGCGAAGGTAACGTAAAAGGTCCTGAAAGACTTACAGTATATGACCCAAACGACATCGCCAAAACTACTATTAAAGAAACTACTGAGAATAATAGTCACGAAGGTAACATTGGAGTTGGAATTACAAAGAACCGTGTCTATGACTATGATACAGCACCTAAAATTACAATTAGAAACACACTTGATACAGTTGATTATGAGACAAATTCAACTAACGCAAGTGTCCCAAGTAAAATGGAAACTAGAAACCAAGACGAGGCTAAACGCACTACTCGTGAAACAACTGAGCACACTGACTATCGTGGTTCAGCTAATTATAATAAAGGTGCCGGTTATCAGGTTGACCCTGCTGAAGCCCCAGCAACACAAAAACAATTCACAAGTGACTACGAATACACTGGTATTGCAGGAAGTGGTAGAACAGAATCACAGAGAACTGATAGTGCTGAACGTAACGCTCGTCTCAATTTAAATAAACAAAGTATAGCAAAGGGAAGAAAACCTATGGGTTCAAATGTTAAAATTTGGAATGGTAAAGAAGTTATAAATGTATTACACAAACGCCAAATGAGTGGTGTTAATGCCGAACGTGTAGAGAAATCAGCAGTTTATCAAAAAACTCCAAGCAATGATGGTAAAGTTCATACCAACTTACGTGTAAATCTTTCAAACGATGTCCAACAAGATTTAATAGACCCAGAAATTCTCAATGCCTATCGTGAAAATCCATACACTCACAGTTTAAGTAGTTATGCTTATGCTTAATTAAATTTGTTTTTATTAATTATTCAACAAAATGCGTTGCCTAGATATTTAAATTTTCTAAAGTTAAGTAAAAAACAATGGAAGAAGGAAATTTCGCAGTTATTGTGGATGCCAAATCTGAATACACTAAACAGTTAGTGAACACATTAAAGGGTGGAATATATTACGGTATTAAGAAAATATTCAATGAGTGTCGTGACAAATGCCAGGAAAGAGGTGAATTATCTGATGTTCTCACAGATTTTCAGGGAAAATTAGAAGAAATCCCTAAATGGAATCAGGAGGTAATTTTAGGAGAATGTGATACACTTTTAACTGAATCAAAATGTGACTGGATTGAAGATTTAATTACAGCAGTTTTCGTTAGTCATACTCGTGTTCTTACTAGTATTAACTTTTCAAAGAACAAGCGACAAATTAATCTCAAGGTTCCCAAGACCGACCATTTTATTCATCAGTGTTACGTTGATGTTGCTAGAATTTTTTATAAAGCACCATATCTTATGGATGATACTGGTAGTCGTTATGAATTCCAGCGTAATCGTAATGAATCCGAAGTATTAATTGAAAAAAGTATTGAAAATACAATAAGAAAACAATTACCAGTAAAGCATATTCTTCAGGAATATTTAGGTAATGATTATGTTGCTCGTGAAAACGAACCTGAAACTGAAGTTGAACCTGTTGAGGAAACTCCCAAATTATCTGATTTAAGCATGGATATTAAGGAATTAGTTAAAACAGAAATAGAGAATAGTGTAAAAGCACAAGAAACTATACCTGAACCACAGGAAGTAACTCTTGAAAGCGTCAAAGAATCTAATTTAGAGAGTGTTGTCGAACCAGTTGTAGAAACATTAGAGACACCTGAAGTTGAACCTGAAGTTGAAGCATTACAGCAATCTGTTGCTCAAGAAAAAGTAGATGAAATTCCTATTAATGGAACTGAAACTGAAACTATTCCAGAAGTAGAAAGTTTAGACTTAGAACCACCTGAATACTCTGATCAAGAAGATTTTGGAGGATTAGACTTAGACTTAGATATAGACCTTTCAACTGAGGTAGATTTAGGAGGCGCACCCGAACCCGAATACGAAGCTGAACCAGTTCAAGAGTCTAATATTGAAGCATTTATTGAAGAACCTATTGTAAAATCTCTCAATTTGAATGAATCTCATAGTGTATTATCAGGAGAAAATGTGCCAATTGATGAACAAAATACTGAAGTAAAAACTATTTTACTTGACACTAAAAATTCACTAAGTGACGAAGATATTGAGAAAAAACGTAATTTAAAAAATAAGAAAGCATTCAGTTTTTTTAATGATTCAGTAGAGGAAGCAGATAGCGAATAAATATTTATGTGAGTTCATAATCTCTTTTTATTTTCTGTAAAAAATCATATAAAATGAATTATTTAGAAAACAACTATGTTTTATCCGCAATTGCAGGATTAGCAGTTACAATTTTCGTTTATGTTGATAGAAAAAGAAATGCTTCAGTAAATGTTGAAAGTGTCAACTTTTTATCATATGTAAAAATATTCTTCGCAGTATTCAGTATAACTCTAGGAATACTCTTTTTTAAAACAAAAAACTTTAGTCTCCCTATTCCTTCAAGAATGAGTGGAGGTGCATTCAATGCCCCAGTTCATCCTCTTGTGCAAATGAGACAACATGTTCCTCAGGTAACCAACGTAAGACCAAATGAAGGTTTTTCAAGTGATATAACTGAATTAGACCTTAATAAAGTTAATATCGGCGAACCTAGATTCTGAATTAATTAATATTTATATAGTATTTCTCCTTCAGGAACTTCATCTTCCTGGACAATAAATTTTTGAAACACCTTCTTCTCTAATTGTTTTACTGGAACAGCACTTTTAACATTTTTAGCAATAATACGATATAAGTCGAAATCATCTTCGTGTTCTAAGAGACTATTACCATATTTATCTCTACTCCATAACTCTAGTAGTCTATAGACATCTCCTTCAGGTTCAACATAATCAATAATTGTTTTGGTTAATCTACATAAATCAAAACTAGGGTTGGGTTTAATTTTACAATCCCGCATTGAATTATTATAGGGGAATGAATATTGTCCTTCAGCGTCACCATTTTTACGGAATACATCACTAAAAAACAAATTATTATCTATTTCAAATGTTGCTCTACCAAAATCTATAATTTTTGTTACTCTTCCAAATGTAGGAATACGATACACTCTAGATTTATATTTAAAGTATAAATACTCATTTTCTGTTTTAGTGAACATAATGTTACTACAATGGAGGTCATTATGAACAAATTTGTTTCTCTTATGAGCAACACTAAGTCCAAAGCATATTTGAAATAATATTCCAAACCACTCTTCCTCTGAAATAGAGTATTCAAGGTCTTCTACTAAGTTTTCTAGAGTATATTCCATCTTCTCCATTGCTACAAGTTGAACTGGAAATCTCTTGAATTGACAGTAATATACCTTGTTGATTTGTGTATCAATATCAAAACTTCCATTTAGACTTATAATAGAATTAGCGTCACTTTCCGATGAAAATTCCTCTTTTTCTTTATTTTCTTTGTGTTCCAGGTCCTGGTCTGGCGTTTCTTCTTCTTCTTCTGTTTCCCATTCATCTTCTGAAATCACATTTTCTAAATTTTCAACATACCCATCAGCATCATCTGAATTATCAGAGCAGATTTCTTCAACTCCTGAAATGGGACTTCCTGGCAAACTAGAGTCATCAAACACTATTTTTTCATCTAATTCTGTTTCTATTTCAACAATACGCATTTTGTATAATTTATCCAAGTTCTTAGTAAACCAGTTGGAATCTTGTATCATTTCATATTCTTCACTTAAATCAAACTCATATTTATCGGTAACTCCTATAAATCCCCCATAATATTTTGGAAATGTAGGGCACAAATTTAATTCATCGTATTTGCTTCCAATATAAGTGAATAAATTATCAATATAGGCGGTATTATGATAACTATTAATCTTATTGTTTGTGACGAAATTAAATACATTAGGAGTCTCCCATTGACTTAAATTATAGTCATTTTTGAGATAACTAATAACATCCAAAACGGGGTTCATTTTAATGAATACTGGAGTAACCAATTCTTCACCTGTTTTATTATGCACTACAGTCCCGTTGAACATATGCTTAATATAAGAGTCTTCAAATTCATTTTCTACAGGTTCTTTTAGAGATTTTAATAGGTATTCACTATTAAGAGTAAATCTTCTGTAACTATCATTATTATAATAGTTAAACCAAAGTGATAGTGCTGGAAAATACAACTGGAAATTCTCTAATCCTAGTGTTTCAGCTAAACTCTGTTCAAGAGTATTAATATTATTTTCAGGAATTTTAATAACTCTAGGTTTCATTTATATTGAATTGTCTTGTATTAATCTTTAAATAAAAACTCGTGTATTTTACATAAAAATTTTATTGTTTAGATTATACTGAATTTATGAATTTAAATTTGAGAAAATTCGATATTAGAAGTATTACACCTGACAAAGTATGTGTATTCATCGGAAAGCGTGAAACTGGTAAATCTTTCCTTGTTAAGGATCTTTTATGGCATCATAGAGAAGTCCCTATAGGCACTGTAATTAGTGGAACTGAAGCTGCTAATACATTCTATGGTGACATTGTTCCTAGTCTTTTTATTCACGACCAATACACACCTGAAATTGTAGCAAATACTTTGAAACGTCAAAAGATGGTAATTCAAAAAATAAAAGCAGACAACGATAATTATGGTAAATCTATGGTAGATCCGAGAGCATTTTTAATACTTGATGATTGTCTATATGATAATTCCTGGATTAGAGATACAAATATACGCAGTCTTTTTATGAATGGTCGTCACTGGAAAATACTTTTTATTATTACAATGCAGTATGCCCTAGGTGTTCCGCCTAATTTAAGAACAAATATTGATTATGTTTTTATTCTTAGAGAGAATTTTGTATCTAATAGAAAGAGACTATATGAACACTATGCTGGTATGTTTCCCAGCTATGATATATTCGCACAAGTTATGGATGCTTGCACTGAAAATTATGAATGCCTAGTCATACACAATAATGCTAAGAGTAACAAATTAGAAGACCAGGTATTCTGGTATAAAGCATCACCACATCCTGAATTCCGTATAGGTGCTTCTGATTTCTGGATGGCACACAATAAAAATTATAGACCTGCAGGCACTGGACCAAGTCCTGAAAATGAAAATGAAGAAATTGTTAATAGTGGTCGCAAACGCGGTCCATTAATTAATGTTAAAAAGGGATTTTAGTTTTTACGAGATTTTCTTACTTTACGTGACCTTCTACGTAATGCTCCACCCTTTCCAAAAACAGACGTTTGAGATTTTGATTTTGATTTTGATTTTGATGTAGAAGATTTAAATCTTGTAAAAGCGTTTGTCATTGCATTATTAATTCTTGTTTTAGTTCTTGGAGAAATAGGTTTACTTGGTTTTTTAGCTGCCTTACTTTTTCCTCTTTCAACTAATACTTGAGTATTTCTCATTGAAACAACCATTTCTCTTAGTTGTTTTTGTATAGACTGTAATAAAGTAGTATTTCTTCTGTCTCTTCTTAAACTATTTTCTAATTTTTTTGCTTCAGCATTTTTTGCTTCAGCATTTAATTGAGCTTGAATTTTATCTTGTAGTTCAACATTTAATTTTGGTAATTCTTTAGTTAATATTGAATATCTTTTATGTAATTTTTCATATTCGTCTAATTGGTGTTTTAATAATATTGGTTTTGTAGGTGGACGGTCAAATTTTAACCTATTGTATGTTTTTTCAATCTTTGGACCTAGTAGATAAAACTCATTTTCAAGAGTTTCTATTTGTTTAAATAATTTGTTTACCTCTTCACCTAATTTATTAGCACGACTCATTTATATATAATAATCCTAGAAATTAAACCAAATTACTAGTTAAATTTCCCCGTGCTCTAATAGGGTCTTCGCCTTCAAAAAGGTCATTATAAATAGGTTGGTTGCTAGATATTTCGGTGAATACGTCACGAGGAACAAATCTGTATTCTATTTCACGGTCAGCCTTCTGTGATTTTAAATAAATGTCCATATATCCTATTGTAAGCATAGTTACACCTAGTATAAAAAGAAACAATGTTAATGCTTTCATTATTATAATTCCTATATTTTTTATTCCTCTGGTTCATAAAATTGTGCGTAAATATCACTTTTGAAAGTATTCACCTGAGAATTTATATTATTTTCATTTAACATATCGTGTGCGCTATAAGGAATAGGACGATATTCTACTGAATAAACAGTTTCTCGTTTATTGAAATCGTAGAGTTTATAGTTAACAATTGAATAAACTAATAAAATTACAAAGATAGAAATTGCGATAGTCTTCATTTAAATATACTTAGATTTCTTTAACCGCTGGAGTAGCGCCATCGTTTCCCTCAGTGTCTTCTGTAGTGGAATTTGCTGGAGCTTCTGCGAATTTAGACTTCATCCAAGGGTCTTCAGTTTCTAATGAATCAACAGTCTGTGAAACCTGTTCAGCATTATCGAGTGACACTTCTGTTTCCTGGCGTTTCTTAGCTTCTTCAGCTGCCAATCTTTCTTTGATAGCATCCTGCTGTTTTTCACGTTTCTGTTCTTCATAGAACTGGTCCTTGCGAACTTCATTAGCCTTATATTCCTTCATTAGAGTGTTAAGTTCTTCTTCGAGGTATTCTTCGTTAGCTACCTTATCGGCACAAGGGTCCCATGGTAACCAGTATCCCATCTGTCCAACAAATACGTGGAAACTACGGTCTTTAGCTTGAAGACGCTTTGCTCTTCTTTCTGCTTCACCATAGGTATCGAATACTCCTCTAACTTTAACACCACGAACATTTGTTTTAAAGTCACACTCTTTATTGTATTCTTCATCAAGTTTTTCTCCATGCTTGTATTTGAAATCATCATATTTACCCTTGAATCCATCATAGGTTTCACGAATGTAGTTACGGAGTTCAGTTTTAGTTGCTTCTACAAATTTAGTGTTAATACCAGCATATTCTTGTTTGGTTTCTTCTGAAGCACCCTCTGGTGGTTTTAATTTCTGGTCTAATGCAAATTCTACTTCTCCACAAATCTGTGTCATAAAACGATGAAAAAGATAAAATTCCTTTTGTTTTAATACATCTTCAGGAGATACGAATGAAATACAAACGTAGTTTTGACCTCCTATACGGTCATCTACTTCGAGATAATCTTCTTCTGCTGTTGGGATTGTGTTTCTGCTAGTCATTTCTAATGTGGATATTTAGATATATAAAAAATGCTTTAAGTGATTTAATTTCTAATAATATTATAAATGCGTGTTAATCATCGTGAAGTTTTAAGACGATTAGTTAAATATTTTATTTTAACTTTACTAGTTGCCTATAGTGCTAAAATGATAATAAAAGCTAAGGTATCAAATGTTGAATCATTTTATATTGGGGTTGTAGCGGCCACTATTTTTGCTGTGTTAGACATGATATCTCCAACAATTTATATAAAAACAAAATAATTATGATAATTCTAAATCTTCTAGGTTGTTACTATATGAAACACTAGTATCACCTCCGCGTTTTACCTTTTTCTCGAAAAATATCTTTTTCCTAGTATCTTTGTGAATAAATACCTTCACAATATTGTAACAAATCTTAAAAAATCCAGGAATATTTGTGATTACTATTTTTTGAACACAATCTGGATATTTGTCTTCAAAGAAAGGTATTAATTTTTTGAACATACCAGTATCCATATTTTTGATGTATGTTTTTTTTAAATCTACAAACAATACTATTTCCTTGGTATTATACAACTTTTTTGATGTAGTAACACAAGTATTCATAGCTTTGTCAATGTATTCAATAAAATCATCATATTCACCATTCTTTCTTTTTGTAAAATTCCCAGCAAAAATACTAAAAACAACACAATTATTATTGTCGTTTTTTTGAACGTTAATAATTTGACTAAAATCCATATAATTTATCTTAATATAAAAAAATAAAAAATTAAACACTAGGAATAAATTCCCATTTTAAATAATTACAAATATCTTTCCAAATTTGGTCTTGTTGATGTAACTTTTCACGACTTTTCAATAGTATAAAACATTCAGTGAATTCATCTAATTCTAATAATTGAACAAATTTGTGTAGAACATAACTGTAACTCAAAAAGTTTTTTCTACTCTTAGGACAGAATTTATGAAATGGAACCTGGATTTCTTTGAACATTCTACGTAATTCTTCCTCTGTTTCTCTAGATATAGTAGGTGGAGGTTCTCCATTAAGTCTATTAATAATATGTGGAACATGCTCATAATATTTATTTTTCTTGAGTTTCTTAAGTATTTCACGTAACTTAGGTGGCGTTAGTGATTTCATATCTTCTATTCTCTCTTTTTTCAACTCTGATATAATTTGATTATATACTTCTTGTGGAATATCAGTAGATTCTTTTGCTTGAAACTGTGCTAACCATTCATTAAAGTGATTGATACGTTTGTATGCGAAATAACTAATTTCTCTAGGAGGTTCTTTGTAACTAGGTTTATCTGAGTCTATCAGTATAAAAGATTCATCACCACATTTATTACATATCATTTTACCTTCACTCATATACAATGTCTTTTCTAAACCACAAGTTTCACAATAATCTAATGTTTCATTTTTCTCTATATTAAGATTATCAAAATTTTCGTCTGTTAGCAATAGGTAGTCTTCATACATTTTAGCCTTACTCTTATATTTACTAGGTGATTTTACTGGTAACTCCGGTGAAACCGGTGGTTTTGTTTCTTTAACTTGTTCTTTAACCGTTTCTTTAGCAGGACCAGTATAATCAGTAAAATATTCCATTACAGATTTTTTCGCTACAACTTTTCTTAAGTTTCCTTCATCTGTTTTTTTCTTTTTTATTTTAGGTGTAACCTTTTCGCGCTCTCTAGACTTATTGTTGTCTGCGTAATTGAATAATATATTACCGGTGTCTAATAAGTAATCTATCTCTTCACGATTGCTTTCTATATCGTTTATACTTTCTTTTAAATTATTTATCTCGTCTATTAACTCCATTTTTTTATCAATATTAAAATCATTTGTTTTTTCAGGAGTGTATTCTCGTAACCGCGATTCAAGAATATCAAGGTCTCGTTTTTGTGTATTCATATTATCGCGTTTTTCAGTAAAATACGAAACTTTTAGTTCGTGCTTAGCTTGTAAGGTAACTCTAGTATCCGCAACAAGTTTTTTCTTACTCTTAGTCTTAAATGACATACTTAGCTTAAGTAATAAAAAATATTTTAATAAAATCTTTAAGTATTTAACTTAAAGAATATTATATTATTTTATAGTATATATTACAAATGGGAGGAGGTCTTATACAACTTGTCGCATATGGTTCCCAGGATATGTATTTAACTGGTAATCCACAAATTACATTTTTTAAGAGCGTTTATAGAAGACACACTAACTTCGCAATTGAATCTATTAAAAACATATTTAATGGAACAACAAATTTTGGAAATGAGATCTCTACAGTAATAGACCGTAGTGGTGATTTAATTCATAAGCAGTATCTCCAGATTACAATTCCTGCCGTAGATTTGACTGTAGGAACATCAGGAGAGAGTGGTGAATATATAGCATTTCGTTGGTTAAATTGGTTGGGACACGTTTTAGTAGAACATGTAGAATTAACTATTGGTGGTCAACAGATAGACATACACTATGGTGACTGGCTCCACATATGGAATGAATTAACACAAACATCTGAAAAAGGATCAGCTTATGCTGAAATGGTGGGAAATGTCCCTAAGTTAACACAGATACAGAGTTGTAATTTTAGTGCTAGTAGCACAACAACAGATGAATATACACTTTATGTCCCTCTCCAGTTTTGGTTTAACAGACATCCAGGTTTAGCACTTCCTATTATATCATTACAGCATCACGATGTTAAATTAAATGTTAAATTCCGTGGATTAGATGACTGTATCTGGGCAACAAAACAGGATAATTCAACTACAAATAGTTACAATGCCTCTATAGGTCAGGATGTTTTTTCAACAAAACCTGAATTAGGTAATGTATTCTTATACACTGATTATATTTTCCTTGATTCCGCTGAGAGACGTAGATTTTCACAAGTTCAACACGAATATCTTATTGAGCAAGTCCAGAGAAAACAAGCTAACATTTCAAGTGGAACTACACAAAGTAACATCAAATTTAAATTCAATCACCCAGTAAAAGAAATAGTATGGACTGTTCAACCAAAGGTTCATCGCAATAAAAATTACAGTCAGCCACGTGGTGGTCGCCAATACTTCAACTTCTCAGATGCTTGGGACTACTCTGGATTTACAGGAACACCAAGTAGTTACTATGGACCTGGATTAAGAGGTGGTAAACATAACAGTGATTTACTTTGGGGAATTCCTACTGTAAAATCTACAGGAACTCTCAGTTCTAGTGGTAACTCTTGGACAACTTATAGTGGAGCAACAAGTTCAAACTCTAATGTAGGATATGGTGATGTTCAAGGATACACTAAAACAAGTGGAACAAATAAATATGACGATAGAACACTAGAGCAATTCTTTGGTCCTAATGTAGCACAGCCAGAAGATGAAAACTCAGTAGGACTTGTAAGCGCTACTGGAAATGGATTAAAATTGGTAGATGGTGGTAAAAACCCTGTATCAACAGCAAAACTCATTTTAAATGGTAATGAACGTTTCAATCAGCGTGATGGATTCTACTTTAACACTGTTCAACCATATCAGCATCATACTGGTGCTCCAGCAGTGGGTATTAATGTATATAGTTTTGCCATTAAACCAGAAGATTATCAACCTAGCGGAACCTGTAATTTTTCTAGACTAGACAATACTGAATTGGAATTAAGTTTGACTAGTAACTCCACAAGTGGTTCTAGTGGTGCCGAAGTATTTGTATATGGATTAAATTACAACGTTCTTCGTATAATGAGTGGAATGGGTGGTTTAGCCTACAGCAATTAAATTTTCTTTTAATTTTCTTATTAATTTAATTTCTTGCTTAAATATATCCATTATGGAATGTAGTATTTGCTTAGACCCTTTGATTACAGATAATAATGATACTGACAGTAATAATAGCGTTTTTACACTAAAGAGTTGCCGTCACCAGTATCATTATGGTTGTATTCATCAATGGCTTCAAAATAACGCCACTTGCCCTATTTGTAGAGATTATGTATACCAAACATTACCTTGTAGATACATTACAAGTCGAATGTTTCCATCCCTCGGTTACAAAACTGGATTTTTCCGTCTTAGGATGGACAATCACACCATAAATTTTTCAAGTGATGGAATAAATGTCACTACAATTTCATTTTTCAAAATATTTAGCATTAAATTATTAAACTACAGCATATTGTTTGATGTTAGATTACCTGGACTTAAACCCAAAATTTTTCAATATAAATTTCTTGATCCTAATGTTTCATTGAGAATATTTAACTTTTTAAATGAAACATTGAATAATATTTATATTGAAAGTTTAAGAAATAACACTAGTAATTAAGTATTATGAATGAAATTTCTATTTATTCAATACCTTTTGAGATATTCAGAAAACATATAATTCTACCTTATTTAGTTCCCTATGATAACTATGATTTTGAAAAATTTCTTAGTTACCGAGAAGTATCTAAGGCATTTTACACGTATTTCACCGATAAAATTATAATTCGTAAAATTCAACAATATTATGGAATAATGTATGTAAAAAACAAAAATGAACGAGAGATAGAAAGTTGGAAATACATCCAAAGATTAACAAATCAGTTTTATAAAAATATTTATCCAAGAGATTTGATTGATGCCTTTGATGGTTTAGAAAATATCCTAAAATTACCTGTTCTTTATGGAGGTCATTGGTATGTAGTTAACAAATTATATACAATGAAGACAGAATACATATATACTAAGCATGACCCCTGGGAAATATTAAAAAAGAAAATGACAGCACCTATAATGAGAGGTTGTGACGAATATAGACATCACTTTATTGCCTTTCGTTACTATAATTATACTCAAAAATGCTATCAACTTGAAATACTATACGAGGGTAATATGAAGTTACATAATAGATATATTTGGACCTACGTTGGAGAAGGAACGAATTGTTTTCTAGGAAATGTGAGTATAGTAGACAATGTTTATAGGGCATTGACTCTAAAAAATTGGTTAATGTTAAAATACATACTGGAAAACAAAAAAATGTTTGTAGCAGATATTCCTGACTATACCAAGTTTCCTCCAGGTATTAGATTACCTCATTGTCCATATAACGACGACTGGTATAGCGACGAAGAAAGTGATGATGAAATTATGCCTGATTATACATTACGTAAAATAAATCATAAATTTGCTAATTTACTTAGTCTAGACTACTAATATCTTTTTGTATCTATGTCTATTATATCTCTAATAAATTTCGGTAACTTTCTAGTTTTCTGCACGGTGAATAAGTTATTGCTTTGGAAAACTCCCAATAACTTAAAATGGATATTGTTTTCATAATACAAGATGATACTCTTGTCATAATTCGAGTTCTCAGTTGCTGTAGGATACAATAGGGCTTCATCACTACGTAATATAATAAAATTAATACCTAGTGCCTGTTGTAGTAATTGTAGAACAATAATATCTCCCCAATAATTATTTCCTGGTATAATTAGTTCAGTTCTTAGTTCTTCTGGTGTTTGGATATCATTCGGGTCCCAATCTCCATTAAAATCAAAACTGTCTGCTTCTAATCTGTAACTTTCTATTATAAGTGGAAAATTATCACTAGTGATTTGCTCTGCTGCTATTTCACGCAATGAATCTACTGTGTAAATATCCGAGTTACTCATACTTTTCATATTTTCAAAGTTAAGTGCTTCTGCTATAGCGTAAAACAAGCAATCGCCTTCACTTCCACATTCCATTATTCCAATTTTACTAAAGTTTTTTCCTAAACGCGGTTCCCAGATGTCATCTAGACTAGAGTATCCATAATTATCGAAATAACGCAACCAATTTCTATGATTAATTCTAACTGTATCTGAAGTGCTAAATTGTTTCTTTTGAGGGTCAAATACTAAATCCTCTGTAAAATAAACTAAATCAGTCATATATACTTCTCTTATAAAACGTTACTTTATATTTCAATTTTTAATAACTTTTTTATAAGATTATATTAAAAATGTTGAATTTAGATGATGATACACGTCAGGGATTATTTTATGGAGTAAACAGTGGTGTCTTAACAACAATGGGTGTCTTAGGAGGATTATCACAGGTAACTAGTAATATTCGTGTAATTATAATTGCTATTTTATCACTAGGTATGAGTGATGGACTTTCTGAAGGTCATAGTTTATGGTTTTCTAAGAAGGCAAAAAATACACTTGACGATAGTAATAAACCGTTGAAAGCAGGTATAGGACTAATTACAGCAAAAATACTTGTTACTCTAAGTTTTTTAATTCCTTTACTATTCGTTAAAGAACTCACAATTTATAAGAATATGAGTTTTCCTATAATATGGAGTATAATTTTATTATTAATTATTGATACTCAGTTAATTAAATTAAGAACAAAAGAAAATGTAATTGATTACTTAGTTCCACAAGTGGTTATAATACTATTACTAATTGGAATGACTATATTGTTTAATAACGTCTGATTTCATCTAATGATCTCCACTGAACACTTGGTGGTCCTGTTGGGACACCCTGAACACGAGCAATTTCATTTCTAATTGGTTCGTCACTAGGTGTTGGAAGACTATCACTAGGGTCTTTTGGAGTTGGGATGTAAGGTCTATGGTTATCACGTGTAACATTGCGTGTATCAACTTCATAGTCAAATGGAACTAAGACCCTCTCTTGTGGGTCCTGGCATAACCACTCCCATCTGTTCCATCCAGTTCCTCTTAAAGTGGCAGGTGGGTTACTGAGACGAGTATCTTCAGTTGTTAAGTTTTTACATTCAGTTAAGTGAAGCATATCACTTGGATTTTGAATGTTTCCAGCATTGTTGAATTCTGGGTTAAATTTCTTTTTGCTACAAGTGCTAGCATCTCTAGTAATATTTAAAAGTTCGCTATCAGTATCTATCATATTCATTCTTGTGTTCAATGAAACGCCATTTTGCTGAAGACGGAATCTTGGGTCTTTGTTAAAACAAGGTTCGCAAGAAACGTGTGGTGTTGCTAATTTGTATTCTCCTGGACCAATGGACTCTTCTAAAACCTGCTTGTATGAGCATGTATCATAATTTAATCTATTAAAACTCATTGTATAAATAGTTAATAGAAAAAAAAATTAGAGTCCAGACTTTGATAGAAACTTACCTAATTCAGTATCAGACTGTCTATCATCATTACTAGTTACACTTGTATTTTTAGCAGTCTCTTTTTCTGTTGTTTTATACAATACTTTATTAAGATTATTTTTTACTACTTCACCTACATCTACACCTGAAACTTTTTTAATTGTTCCTGTAGCCATAGATACTGGTAATGTAGCCATACTAAACATTTTTGAGAATATTCCTGATAAAAATCCTCCACTGTTACTACTTGAACCACCTTCTTGTGTTTCTTGTTTCTCTTGATTCGAATTACATAATTCTTCAAGGTATGCGGCTGAAACATTATCAACCGTTTTTAAACTACCTCCCTTTTTACTAGACTCGCATAATTTTGAAATCATTACTGGATTTCCACCTCTCTGTCTCTGCCTCTTTCTAGTATTTCTATTAACAGTTCGCTTGCTATTCCTACTAGTTACATTTCGCTTGCTATTCCTACTAGTTACTTTTCTCTTGGTATTTACTCTAGTTCTAGACTTAACCATATTATTAAAATTATAGTAGATAAAAATTTACTATTCAATAAAATATAAAAATACTTAGTTTTCATCTGCCTTTGGCTGACATCTGGGAACCTGACGAGCTGGGCAATCAGGGAAATCTAACGCTCTAGGTAATGGAGTGGGTTTGTATCTAAACATATTGCAACTTGGGAGGTGAACAAGTGCGGTATCTACTTCCTTTGGTGTATCACAACCTGGACCATCAATTACAATGTTATCTGGCTGACAATCTTCAACATCGCTGGTTGAGCAACTGTTTTTGTATTTTCTGCTAGGGCAGAGTGATGCCTTGCGGGTTACACCCTTAAGGTCAGATTCAACATCGATGAGGTTACCTTTTGTTAAACTAACATTGTTACCTCCTACTAATCCTAATTCAAAACGACATTTTTTTGTATTTTCGTGGGCAAGTGGGTTAAGCATATAAGCTAATGTGCCTGTGCTTTCTTCGACACGTGTGCTGTATTCACATTGATCATATATTAATCTGTTTGAACTCATTATTATAAATATAATAAATATTTTAATTTTCTATATCTGAATTAATTAACGGCTCATCGTCGTTTATACTTATTCCATTTAATCTAGATAATCCCGAATTATTCTTTAGTCTCTTGTAATGCACCTTTTGACCTAACTGAAATATGCTTAGAACTAGAGAAGCACCATTTCCTATAAACATACTAGGTGAATCGTCTATCCATCCAAATGTGGTATACATAGTTTCTCCTATTAACCAGAAGAAAAATAGTGTATATGATAAGTCATCAGCACTCTTAACCTTATAGGTGTAAATAATCTGTGACAATTGAGCTGCGAAAAAAATTCCATTCCCTATCCATCCAAATATTTCTTGTTCTCCTGCTGGCACCATTTAATTTCATATATTCCTAGATTTTCTCTTAAATAACAATTAATTTATAGTTATAGTTAAGGATTTGATATTTATTTTTTGTTATGAATGTCATTACTAGTGTTCGTATAATTGGAAATCACAATGATATCCGTAGATTCATATACGATAATATTCAAATAAATGATCCTACAGAAGAAGACTATAAATTATGGAACTGTAAAAACTTCCTTATTAATAATGGTTACTTTAAAGAAAACATGGGTGTCCCATTTACTACAGCGGCTATCTTAAACGTGTTTACTAGATATGAAGAAGTAATGGGTAAGCAAAATATATTAGATGAAAGTGATACTACTACTATTGTAGTGTCTTTTGAGTCACCATATGAATCAATGATACCTGCTTTAAAAGCAATGAGTAATTACTTTAAAAACTTAATAATAGTTGGCACTAAATTAGATGAATATATGGATACCTTTTATGGTTGGATTATAATTACATTTGGTAATTTATTGTTAAATGTAAGTATGAATTTTAATGAATTACTAGAATCTCCTATAGATTTTATTGAAAAATATACTAGAGTAATAGAAAATGAACTTACTATAATTTCTAAGAACTCAGAAGATATTACAAAAATAGTAGAAGAATTAAATAGTAACAACTTATTAAATTCGTTTAATTTGAGATTTAAAGAAAACAAAATATACTTTAATACTCTAGATAAATCAAGTGTAGATTGGTATAATAATATAAATTTCCCTGAAAATGTTCACAGCTGTTTATTCTTTAAAGAGTGTAGAAACAAGTATTTTGGTTACTCTTGTAAATTAGGAAGTAAATATTTAGCAAGTGATTTCCTAAGTTTTACAGTAAAGAAATTTAAATTTACACAAAGTTATGATAAAGATGAAGACGATTTTCTACAAAGAGAATATTATATTGGCACATAATTACTGATTTAAGCATTTGTGGACGTATGCTTTCTTACCTTTAATGTATGCTTTGTTTTCATCGCTGTCGCGACCACGTTGTAAGTAATCGAGGTCTTTAACAATTTGACGAGTTGGTGTTCCACCACGAACCCATTCTGGGTCATTTACTTCTTCAACAAGATTTACTGGGTTTTGAATGTTTTCCTGAAGATTTTTAACAAGAGGAGTTACTGTGTTGTTGTATGTGCGTTCCTGTTGCTCATCTAATGATACCCAGTGGTCACGTTTTCTTAATTCTCCACCTGTAACTACTTTCCCTTCTACTTCTGGGTCTGCTGTTCCACGACCCATATATGGCACAGTTGCGAATGGTCTCTTTTGAAGAAGAATGCTACATTTTGGTCTGCTTTCTGTTTCTCCAACACGAATCTTTGTGTGGTCGGCAATTACGTTTCCAGAAACACCATATCCATCTACAACAGATACACCTTTGTTCTCACCGGCTACTGCAAATACACTTCCTAATTTAGCATCACAACTGTGAAAATTGCTTACCATATAGTCACTAGCTTCAATACTCTGGTGCTGTCTCTCGTTCTGTAAGCAAGTATCGTCAATGAGACTAGTTTGGTTGTGTAGTTTTAAGTCACCTGATAATGTTCCACAGTTTTTTGATGGAATAACATTTGATTTATATTCATTAGATAAAACTTGGTCTTTATCGTTAATATTCATTTATATTAATATGAAATATAATTTTTTAACTAGAAAAAAAATTAATTAGATTCATTTCCTAAACAATAGAAGTTTGAATTTTCATTTACTAATTCACTCAATGGAACATTTGCTAAGGCACAAGTTTTATCTTGTTTTAATAAAATTGTGTTTCCACCAGCACAAGATACTGGAGTTTGATAACACCACTTAGCAAATGAACCTTGGTCGTTTGGAATCTGTGTGCTGGGAGTGCTATAAAATTGTCTGCTACTAGCATCTGGATTATACACTAAATCTGTGTCCATAAATAATTTGTCGTGATATATTTTATCTACTTTGTCGGTTGTTTCACGAGTATAGTTACAAGCTGGTTTCCTCTTTGAATAGTCATCAGTTAACAAAACATTCATAAAAGGATTTTCTGGTGTTGGTTCTTGACAATCTGAAATTTCTTCGACTTCTGTGATTTCATATGAATCGTGGGGTCCCTTTTCAACTTGTATTTCTGGTTTATTTTCTTCTTTCTCTTCTTCTTTCTCGTTAGTGAAGTTTTCGCGATTATTCTGATAAAAGAAAAATATTATACCAGCAACAGCTACTACTATATAGAGATATCTATAGTCACCTTTAACAAGAGTTAAAAGAATACTCATATAACCAGCAAATCTTACTGTAGCATTCAATTTCTCGTCACGAGTTCCTTTATTAGGAATGAAATCCATGATATAATCTTTGTGTATTAATATCTCGGGATTATCTATAAAAATAGGTGTTGGTTTAGTCATATAGTATATAAAGAGATTTATTTATTGCGTTTTTCTAATTTTTTACGAAGTCTTTCTCGGGTAGCATTGTTCGCTGAACTATGTGGATTATTCATTTGTGACTGTGCCTGTTGTGGTGTAGGCATACCCATTCCTCCACCTGCCTTTTTCAACAGGGCATCAAACATGGAATTTCCACCACCAGAGAGACTTCCCATCATTTGAGTAGCTTCATTAATTAAATCATTCTGGTCTATTCCTTCACTTGAAACTTTGTCCTGGATTTTCTGTCCCACAGTTTGAAGTAAATTCATAAATTTCATTGGATTATCGCCTGAAATAAGGTTACTAAACATCTGGTCTGCTGATGTGTTTTCGTCGATATTTAATCCTAGGTTTTCGACATTAATTTCTTCTGATAGTTCTTTTGCTAATTTACCAATAACACCATTCTCAAACATTTCTGGAGAAAGTGGTTCTTTGTCTGAGTTTTTATTTTGTTCGGCAATATTTTTTAACATATCTAGGAGTTCGCGGTCTTCTTCAGTTTCACATTCACCTTCTGCTTCTGGTGTTTCAAGAGTATCGTTCTTGAGTCTTTGAAAGTTACGAACTAGATTTTTAACTCTCTCACTATCACTAATAATAGATTCACCTAATACAAATAATGTCTGAAGATATTCCCAAATTTTTTCACGATTGTTGTCAGTAAGAATGTCACTGGCAAAAATCTTTTCGAAATCTACATTCTTAAGAACACACAATTCTCCAGCAAACATTGATGCGTCTTTCCCTGAAATCTGTGTTTTAAAATCTTTTAATTTTCTCATAAATCGCTTAACATATTTATCGTCGTTACAGGTTTCGCTGGTAAGTAATTCTGAGTAGTAACCATCTATAATTTCATTGAATTCAGGAAAAATACCACGAATTTCTGTTACAAAAAGTTTCATATACTCATTAAAATATTCAATGTTAGTCTTTTCAGTCATAATGATAATTTAAAATGAACAATAATTCTTTAAATGCTGAATTAAATGAATAAAAAGATATTTAATTAGCTCCTCCAGCTGTTACTATTTTTTGTGTTAGTGTAAGAAGACTATTCACATATTCCCATATTTTATCTCTATTATTATCACTCAATGTTCCCCAATAACCCTTCAATTTACTAATAATTGGAACACTCTCTGCATCGGCCGTGTAATCCTTCTCATCTTTTTCTAGAAAAAATCTTTCGTCGCGGTTACGAATATATTCATGATACATTAATAACTGAGGTGATACTAGGTCAAATAATTTTCTTTTTGTTGTGCGTTCAATAAGTTTTATTGTGTTGAGACATACTTTAAAATCTATATCTTTGGGGAATACTTCGATAAGTTCCTCATTAAATTTAATTGCTAGAGTATTGTATGCTGTATATAGAACACTATTCATTATTATTATTTAAAACAAAATTTTTTTAAGTATTTTTCTTAGTAGTAATTAAGTCCTTTGAATACCTACGAAATCATTCTGGCGTTCAGCCGCTAATTTTTCATATGCGTTACTTAGACTTCCCCTAGGACTTTCCATCCCTGTGTTTGATGCTCCACCAGTTAAATCATCATTTTGAATATATGAAAACATACTATTGTTTGAATTAGTTTGAGAATCGTCTAAGTTTGAATAACTGCTAGAGAAACCATTGTTACTATCAAAATATGCATCTAATTCTCCACTAGGGGTGTCAGATGCTCCAATATTTTGACTCTTGGGATGTAAAAATTCCTCTATATTTTCATCTACTAATACATTTTGCTCTCTTACTAAGAAAATAGTTGGAACAACTTTCAAAAAACTAGGAAGTTGGATATTTCTATCATCTACACATATGAATACAAATTCATTGTCACGTTTTTCACTAGAAATAATATTCAAGACCTGTTTTGAGTAGTTGTCTCGATTACTATAAAAAAGAATGTTTTTATGCATTTTTTCACTCATAATTTTATTTTAGTAAAAACATATTTTTTATTTTATTTTAACACACTTAAAATTGACATTAATAAAATATCCTATATTATATAAAAACATTACTATGACTATGAACCTTAACTTTGTCGTGACCAACACCGAAGACCCATATATTCTTAAATTCACACTTGAAAACACCAGTGCTAGTTTTGCTAACAGTATTCGAAGAACTATTATTAGTGATGTAGATACTGCTGGATTTGATACAGAAGACTACAGCACTTCCAGTGTTCGTGTAATTGAAAATACTAGTGCTCTTCATAACGAGTTTCTACTCCATCGTATTGGTATGATCCCAATTAACATCACAGACACATCAAGCTTTGATACTAGTAAATATAAATTTACACTTAATGTTGAAAACACCAGCAATGTAATTATGGATGTAACCACTGCTGATTTTGAAGTAGTAAACACTGAAACTGGAACCACTGAAGAAACGCTCGATTTCTTTCCACCAAATCGTCTTACTGGAGAAAACATTCTCATCGTTAAGTTGAAACCTAATCCAGGAGGCAAAGGCGAAAAAGTTCACCTAGAAGGAACTGCTGTTATTGGAAATGGAGCTAAGAATGCTAGATTTTCACCAACATCCGCGGTAATGTATGTTAATCAGATTGACCCTACAAAAGTTGATACAGCTATGACTAAATACATCAGTGAGGCACAGGAAAGCGCCGGTGATGAACCAGTTGACACCGAACAGTTGAAGCGTCGTTTTATGATTGCTGAATCAGAGCGCCATTTTATGACTGATGAAAACGGCGAACCTAATGTATTTGAATTTACTATTGAATCTGTAGAGGTAATGCCAAGTGCTAAGATTTTGGACCTAGCCTGCGCAAAATTGGTAGAAAAACTTGGAATGGTAAAGACAGAAATAGTAAAAGCAATCAACGGCGAAGAATCAGTGGTTCAGATTGCAGATTCTCTAACTGTTATGGAGGCGCGTGACATTACATTCCCTGAAGAAACACATACTCTTGGTTATCTTCTACAGGATGCTCTTCTTAGAATTGTTTCAAAAACTGACCTCTTGTTCGTAGGATATCAAAACCCACATCCACTAGAGAAAAAGATTGTTGTGCGCGTATCATTGGCAAATAACACCCCTGACTCGCTTCGTGATAAACTCACATTTGTCATTGATACTCTAGTCGCTGAGTATAATAAAATTCGTAGTGCCTTGAAATCACAGTTTGGTGAATTGTAAATTAATAAAAAAATAGGTTACATAATTAATTTTTTATTTTATTTCTTATACTGTTACACTTGGTGTAGGGTCAATATCCTCTGGTCGAGTAACTACTTTGTCTAGATTCTCAAAAACGAATACCTGTTTCTCTACAGGAAGTTCACAGAAGTAAATGTATGCTTCTTCGCGTGTAATAATTGCTCCTTCTGACAAATGATACTTGTGTAGAGCATATAACATAGGGCGGAATACATATTTTGCATCAGAGTGGTTTAGTTCTTTGCGAATAAAACATTGGATATAACTGAAATGAAGTTCATTAACTAGATTGTTAATCCTACGATTAAATTCGCGGAACTGTTCATTTGCTTCTGGGAAATATCGCAAGTAAATCTTAATCTGGCGATTCTTGCGAACGTGAAGATAGCGTTCGAACAAACTACTAGAGTTACCTTTAATTAGGCGAGCGTGAGAGTATGTTTCACCTCTAATTTTACCTCGAGTATTGCTGCCTAGAATTTTAAGCACTAGACCCTGACTTTCAATACCTAGACTTTTTACGTGTGATTTTGCTGATTCTATATTTTCAAATGTATATGTTTTAGGAATCTGTAGTGTTTCTTCTGTAAATCCATAATTTTCAATAAGGTGCTTGCGAACTTCAACAACTGAAAGGTTAGCAATCTGGTCGCCTTCCACCCGTGTGCGTGCTTCTACAAGAACTACTCGGTTGCTTGTTACAGGACACACAATACGGTTATCTGTATGAAGTAGAATGAAACTATACATAATTGATTTGTCAAGTTTGTCTAGTTCAAATCCAGCAGCTTCAAAGAACATCTCCCTGAATGTTTTCTCTGTGTTGAAACTGGTGCCTGCTCCAATACTACTGCGAGTGCTAATGTGCCAGTTATCTCCAGCAAAGAATACATTTACATTGGTTCCATCATAAAATTCTTCATATTTTAGACTATCACTATGAACTGCTATACTACCGAGCGGTGTTGATTTCTCTGGGCAGGTGCCCACAATTTCGTGTGTGTTTCGGTCAAATACAATTCCTCTACACCGAGGTGTATCAGGATCATTAAGGTCTAATGTTTCTTTACGATTATACTTGAGTAGATACAAATTAAGATTTGGAAAATCTCGGTAGACTAGACCTCGGTTACGGAATTCTTGTTTTAGACTTTCAAAATTGCTTTCCGATGATGTGAAACTAAGACGATTTGGTCTAGTTCCATAAGTAGTGAATGACGATGATGTATCTGTGGTTGGCATAGTGGTTATTGTTATTTCTTGATTGTATTCTAAGTATTTTAGAATAAATGATTTTCAATTTTGAAGGATTTAAAAAAAATATCCTAGTTAAATATAATAATGCAAGACCCCGATTCTTTAACATTAGAGGATTTTGAAGACTTTATTGATTCACCTGACACTTATGACAATGGATATACATTTACAATTCAAAAAGGTGGCGCTAATGATGAACCTGGAAATGGTTCTGGACCAGAAACAGAACCTGTAGCTAGAGATGCCCAGGAACCAAGTGAAAGTGTAGATAACGCTCCTGATGTAGTAAATGAAGCAGGTGGAGAAGTTGACGACAACAACGACGAAGAAGGTGACGACGACGAAGAAGAAATTCCTATTGAACCTCAAGCAGTAAATGAAGCAGAAGCAGAAGTTCCTGAATCTAATGAACCAGACCTTGGTAGTGTTGAAGAAACCGAGAATGACGAAGGAACCGAGAGTGATGATAATATTGATATTGGAAGTGTAGGAGATTCAACAGAGCAATCAAACTTAGAAGTAGTAGAAGGAGAAGAAGCACCTGAATTGACTACAGAAGGAGAAGGAGAAAATCGTGTAGCATTAGAAGAACCAGATACAGAACGTGAAGCAGGTGAATTTATAATTGACACAAATGATTTCGAATTTCTAGACAGTGACAAACCTGTATTCATTAGAGAAGAAATAGCATTACCAGAATATAGAGTAGTAACTACAGAAGAAGAGCAAGTTGCTGATTTAACAAATGAATTAATGAAATCTGTTCCTGAAGAAAAAAGGGAGGATAAAAGAGTATTGCGTAGTATTTCACGTCAAGTAGAAGCATTTATTAAATTAAAAAATAAACACAGCACATTTGATAGAGATACAGATGAAATTAATGGAAGTAAATTACTCACTAGCAATCATCGCGAGGTATTAGATAAAATTTTAAGTGGTGACGTCTCTAACGAAATGTATCGTCCTATTGTAAATCAGAGCAAGGTCATCTATCAAAATGAAACCACTGACTCTGAAGGAAATACTCTTTTCAGTTTCCCACTTGAAACCAGAGACAACGAATTAACCTCGAACACTGGTATAATTACAAACCAGAGTAGTCTTAGAAGAAGATACAAAAACGACACAAGATTACGTCACAATTACTCTTATTTCTCTGAAATGGCAGAATTAAATGAAACTTTTAGAGATTATACTAGAAATGATAACAATGGTTACAAGGTAAACTTAAAACAAGCAACTGGTGTTTATACATCAGCATTCCCTGAAAATGACTTAGCAGCTATTTCACGTAAATTCCCCGAAGCTAGACCACTCGATACTCATGTTGAATCTGGTGACATTAGTTTTGATTTAATAGGAAATCCTTTTGCTCGCGATAATAATATTAACATTACTGGTATTGTTAAAATACCCGATGAAAATGTTAAATTAAGTAATTTCATTGAAAAACCTCTTAGAAAGTGTGTTGATGAAAGTTACTTGGATTTTTCAGTGAGAAACAAATTAACAGCAACAGAACCACAATTTATTAATTTAGATAAAAATGTAGGTTCAAATGTTAAATTATGTTTAGCAAACCCTCAAGATACCTATAAAACCATAGATGTTGATGGTGTTATTACTAATGTTACAGGTGATGACTACACTGTAGAAATAACAAATCCACCAAAAGGTATTAATCGTGTAATTAAAATGAACAAGGCTGATAAAACAGTTAACGTAAAAAGAAGTGACTTAATGAATGCCGATGGTTCTCTAAGAGAATGCTATCACACTGGTGCTGCTATTTTCAAATTCCCACAAGAAGCATTAGATAGTGATACAATGAAAAAATTACTCGAAGAAGTTGTTCCAAAATCATCAGATATTTTGAGACAACACTTTCGTGACATTAAATTGTGTGAAAACTTGTCACAGGTAAATCGTGTAGTTGAAAAGTATGATATTCACACTGATAAATTAACTAGTGATTTAATGAAACCAATTCGTGATGTAATGGAAATAGGAAACTCAGCTAAATTAGACAAGGCTAGAGCTATTAGAGCAAAATTACAAGATATTCTCAAGACTGAAGCACCAGTTAAACGTAATACAATTGAACTCTTGAATCGTAAATTATTAGAGGAATTTCGAGAATTTTATGGTGAATATCCACATTATAATACCGAACGTGACAGCACTGTAGAAAGACTCCATTGGCTTTATTCACAATATGACCAAGGAACACTACTTTTCAAAACTATTGTTTTAAAGAGATTTGGTAGTTTTTATAAAAGCATTGAAACTAGTAGAGGTAAAATACAAACTGAAGTAGATAAATTACGTGGAAAACTATTAAACCTCGAAGACAAACTAGATAAATTACTTACTGACGCTGCTAGAGGTGAAAGTGAATGTCCAGAAAGGAAACTCGTTAAAGTTTATTATTCAATGGCAGATATGGAAGCTGATAACCTTCGTGAAATAGAAATAGATACAGATAAACGTCCTATTGTAAATGCCAGTGAAGCCAGAGGTATTATGCGCGATGGTTACACAGATGAAGGTATGGAAACCAGAGATACATACCTAGTTAAGAATGGCGACTACTGTATATTAGATGACGAAAATGGTCGTAGAGCTTTCAAGAGAGGCACAGTAGGTGCTGGAGGAGGTGAAATGTGGTTAAGAGAAACTGAAGTAAATGTAGATGCACTTGTAAAGAGCAACGCTGATTTCTGTAATCAATTTACAATGAATCTCGATGAACTAACTAAAGAATTGTCTCTTCGTAGAAAAGGTGCTTGCTTCTTCAACACTGAACGTGGAACCTGTCTTCCAAAAGAAGTAGAAAATCTTGACCGAGAAATAGCGGATATTAATACAAAAATAGCAGATAGAGTGCGTATGATAACATTAGTTCGCGATTCAGCTACTTACAATGATTATATTAACAAATTAGTTACAAATCTCCGTAAAACACTAGTATTATATAGACGCCTTCAAGAGAAAAAATACATTACTGCTGCAAAACAATATGAAAAAATACAAGAAGCTGAACCTGATGAATACACTGATTTCTATAAAAAGGTAGATAAATACTTGGAATCTATTAATTCATTGCCAGGAGAAGAACGCAGTAAAATGTTAATTCCATTCTTAGATAAGTATGCTAGAGATGCCGATACTTCAGAGGGTGAAAATCCCAAGAACCTGTATAGTAAAATTGGGAATCGTGTTTTAATGTGTAAGCACCATAAAATACTCATTGATTTCTATACTAAGAGTGGTGAATCTGAGAATTTATTGAAATATTTAAAAATGAAATGGTGTGCTGAAACCGATGGAAAATTATATTGCACTAACTGTGGTCAAGAAGTATTCGATGCTGATTATGAAACAGTTGAAGGTTTTGCTGCAAATGGTGCCCATATTGTATCAGGAGAAGTGATGGAACCCGATGAAGAAGCACAAAATCGACTTCAAGAAGTTCAGTATATTGAACAACTCTTAGCAAAAGAAGGTAACCAAGAAGACACTAAATTAGTTCAAGATATATGTAAAACACTTACAGGAATTATGGGTATAAGACTTCGTGACTTAGACCGTAATAGCACATTACGCAAAACTATTGAAGTTAATAATGTAAATATCAAATCACGTGATGCCTGGTTAGCTACTCAAAAGAAATTACCTAAGAACCAAGCAGTTATTGATAAAGCATTCAAAAACTATCGCACTAGAAATATTATAATCAATACATCTGCTGTTTTATTCATATTCCTTCAAGCAAATGTATTTGGATATTCTATTAAAAACCCTCATGCCCGCTGTAAAGCAAGTCTTAAGGGATTTCCTCTTGATACCGATGAATCAAGTGACTCTGGATTAACTTACATTAATTGTTTATTAGAGACTTTACGTGACTCTGGTAGTGAAATATACTCTAGCCTTAAAAAGGCAAAAATACAAGAAGGAATGATAAGAGTTATTAAATACTGTCTAAGAGATACATTTATTCGCGATATACTCGATACAAAGAGAGCGTCTGTTGATGAAGAAGTAACTAGTGGTAGAAATGTAAGACGTGACTGGGGTGAATTCAAACCACCTATGATGAAATACGACTTAGTATATGACAACATCGAAGTAATGAAACCAGAAAATCCCGGGTTTGATGAGCATAATAATCTTCTTGGTATGAAAGTAATTCAAAATATTAATGGAGTTATAAATGCAGGTAATATAGAAAATCGTATGTTTGACCCAGTTCCTCTTGGAAATACTTGTTGTGCCGAACCACTTAACGATAACTATGATTACAGAAACTATTTTATTGAAAGTGGTAATGTAGTTCCATTAGTTGATACATTAAACGAAATGAGTAAAACAAAAAACAGTGGAAACGTAACATCAAGAATTATTATGGACCGTGTAATGATGCGCGATGCTCCTGAAAGATTTGATAAATTGGTTTCTCCTGACGCAGATGATGAAGAAACACGCAAACTAGTATTTGTAAATAACATTACTACTGGTAGTTACATAGGAAAGCCACACATATTTGATGAATATGGTGTATGTGTTTTAACTGGAGAAACACGAGATTCATTAATGACACGAGAAATATCAGTTGATGACTATAATGAATATACACAAGAATTATATAAGTCTAAGTTATTTTCACAGGTAAATAACGATAAAATATACAATACAATAAGTGTATTAAATGAATTACGAGTTTCAAATAGTGTCCTAAAATCAAATGAATTCTTTGGTGAAATAATTGATAAATTAACTAGTTTCAAGTCTGGTAGCACTACCGATGTCTTAGAAGAGACTTGGCGTGATTTACAAAGTCAGGTTTCTATTGAGCGTGATGCTTTAGTTGGAATGTTGAGTAGATTTATTAATAAGCGAAAAATAGGAAAGATTGTTGAACAGTTAGAGAGACTTGGAGAATTACGTAATGTTCGTGAAGATAACACTAAATACTTAGGAGACACAGGAGCATCAAAACAATTTAATGAACGTCGTGAAAAATTATTAGCAAATTACTTCCATAAACTTAGGGTATTAATAAATGGAATACACAACAAAAATGTAAATGATGAAGATACAGTTAAAATGCTCATTCCTAATCACTGGAGTAAATCAGCAAATGAAGAAACACTAAATCGTTTAGTAACTAATAATTTGAAATCACATGCCACAGTTCATAAAAACATTGAAAAAACCAATAGTAACCCACAATTTAATAGACTAGTAAAATCACTTTCAATATTTATTGATAGAAACACAACAGGAATTAAGCATATCCTAGGAAAGGAAAGCATATTAAATTGTAATAACTCAGTAAAGTTAGTGTCTGTTGTATCAACCGAAAACTCTGCCGATATTTTATATTACACACTTATTCTCACATTTATTGCTATGATGAACACAGTAGAAACATCAACGGAATTAGCAGGTATGATGGGAGGGACAAAACCTGTAGTTGCGTTCGAACCAGAAATGGATGCTCCCGAAACAGAAGGCGACGCCGACGAAGAAGAATTAGCAGAAGAAGAAGTTGACTTAGAAGCTGAAGCTGAAGGTGGTGTCGTAACCGATGCTGCTGTTCGTGACGCTAGAGCCTTTACTGCTGAACTCATTGTTGATTTTATTAGTGACATTTCTAAAGAACAGGACCTTTTAGATAAATACACACATACATACATTCAAAAGAGTATAAATAAAGTATCAGAAGAACAAAAAGAAGAAAATCTTAAATTTATGGAAATGTTGGAGACTGAAGCGCGTCAAAGTCTTAAGGCAATGCTTACAATTGGTGTAGACAGTTGGAAGAATTTAGCAAGTAAAAATCGTGATTTATATTTCGAAGTTCCTGAAGACCAGAGAGAAGTAGATGAACCAGTAGGTGAATCAGTGGAAATGGATTTAAGAAGTGCAGCAACACGTGACCTTGGGGAAGACTTTACAGATGAAGACTTCGCTAGATGGAGAGAACAAACTGCTAGGTCTCAACAGATTGAGCGTGAAGCATTACGCGAACATGTTATGCCTGGAGATGATGGTGATGGACTTGACTATAACTCTGATAATGACTATATCAACGACTATTAAATTAATAATCTAGTTTTATATTAAGATGCTTGTATTTTTTGTATTGTTAGTATTAATTGTAATACTTTATTTATTCATTAAACGTTTTTCAAGTAGGCGTGAATATTATAGAGACCTCAACTTCATAAATCTTAGTAATCCGGATAGTGCCAAGATTGATATTATAGATGACCCTATGGGACAAGAAATTATCATAACAAATTCTAAATATGCCTTTTATAAAAAAGAAATTAAGAGAACCGATTTCATTAAAATTCTTAAAACAATTGCCGAGAAAAATCCATATAATTTACCAGTTACAGTTGATAAATTTAAAAGTGTAAAGAGTGTAGTAAATCCAATTACATATGGTTACTTTAAAAAATTCTTACTTGACCAATTAAGTATATTAGTTCACGAATATGACCAAAAATATGGTTATCATCATATATGGTTTGAAGAACAAGCGGATAAATTAGAAGTGTATAAGAATTATCGCGATACACAGAATAATTTAGACTACTTTAAATTGAAGATGATAGTTAAGAGACGTGACAAAACAAAGGTATTTTCCATCAATATTGAAGGAGTATATGACTTATTAAATGATAAGAGTTTTATAGTTACTCTTGAATTATTTGGTCTAACAACAGATGATTATTCAAAATCTGGATTTTTTAATTATTACAGAAACAAATTGAATGAATACGATAATAAAGGAAAGCATTGTTCAATGAGTAATAGCAAAACCTGTGTGTTAGATAATTTATCAATTGAAGATGTCGAGGAATACCTAAATAAAAATAAAGATTTACAGTGGGAGTTAGATAATTCTAAGTGTTTCTTTAAAGGTGCTGATAGTAAAGTAGAATGTCTATCAAAGGATATTAATGGTGCTACTGGTATTTGGGATACACGTTGTAAAGTAGATACTGATTGCCCATTTTTTGGTTCAAACGGAAATTTAAATTATCCTAACAAGCGTGGAGGTTGCCAACCGGATGGTTACTGTGAATTACCTTTAAATATGACTCCTATAGGTTACAGATTATATAGAAAAGGAAAAAGATATCAACCACTTTGTCATAATTGTGAAGTAACAACTGATTGTATTGGTATAGAATGTAGTATGTGTTGTGAAACACAGAAAGAAAAGGGATTAGACCCAGACTATGCTTTCAATAACGATATTATAGAACGTGAAAAAGATGAAAACAAAAAACAATTAAACAGCAAAAAATTAAAAACATTTGATTTAAAAATTAGATAATTCTTTCAAAATTAAACTTCTTGCTCAATATTTCAGGATATTTCCAATAATTTTTGAGAACTTCATCGTGATAGTAACCTAAGTCGTATTTGAATTTATCTCCTGTTGAGATAAGGTTTTTCTCCATATACCACTTCCTTGCACCAGGATGTATTGTGTATTCTTGTTTACAGAAGGCTAAATCTAAGGGTTCAAATTCCTCTGTTTGATATTTTATTTCACTAGGATTTATGGCGTTTCTATAAATGTAATTTTTATTATATAGGTCTTTAACTATTGTATAGACTACATCATCAGGAGTTTTTTCGTGAGTAAAAAGGATTACTCGTGTAGCTATTGTAGGAATTTGGTCTTGGTCTTCAGCTTCATTATAGTAATCACCTAAATTTATGGACTTCTCGTAATAGTAACTTTGAAATGCTGTTTTCAATAAACTTGAATTATTATTAATTAAATCAACGAACTTTACATTCATTATTTTAACTAAATTAGCAATAAATGTATTTTTTGAACCCGTCATTAAATAAATACCATCTATTCTTTTATTATAGAAATCATTAAACAAAGTATTCATATCTGAGTTTTTATAATATACATTTCCAGTTGGTTCTTTACCTCCTCTTAATTCATCTGGTTTATCTGCATTACCTGGATTATTTCCATTTATAAGACACATTAGAACAAAGTTATACTCTGAACCACTCTTCTCTGGACCTACACCAATTACAATTTTCTTTTTTGAATTAACTAAGTCTTTAAAACTAGTAATTTGGTTTTCTTCATCAGGTTCATCCCTAACTATAAAATGAGCTTTTTCATAATAGGCTCCAGATACAAATCTCAAATTTTTAAATGGTTTACTTAATTTTTTAAAGGCATTTATTCCTAAGATACTATCAAAAAACAGGTCTTCTTGCGCTAATGCGAAGTCACTCTGGTATTTATTCACATTACTCAAATTTTTTATGCTACCAGTGGAATATTCTGTTGAAAAGGTAGTATTGTTTATTTTATCAAACATTTGTGAATTTACTGTTGACATGAATACATCGTAAGGACCGTTCTTTACGCCAGTAGATAATTTATAATTGTATTTTTCTACATTTTCTGTTAGTATATGATTGTAACTGTAATACACAATTAATGTTATTATAATTATTATAAAAACGGCTAGCATCTATTAATTACCTACTTTTTTTTTATCACTTTTATTTTTTTTGTATTTTTATATTATAATGAATATTAATTTACGCATACAAATAGCTGTTTTAATATACCTAGTATCAATCACTGCCTTACTCTATTCTAACCCTAAATGGTTTTATACCAAAAATAATGAATTAAAAGCATTTGGCACAGGAAGTGGAAAAACTATATTTCCTCTCTGGTTTGCTATTCTTATATTAGCCATCTTATCCTATTACGTTTCTCACTTAATTATGCTTGTAGTTTAAGAAAATACACTTACTATCGCTTAGTAAGTATTTAAGGTAACGGTTTTCTTCTAATAGTGATTCCATAAAAATAAATGATTTATTTGATGTTTCTATAGTTTCTATTTTTTCATAATTGTAAATATTAACATTTTCACCATTGAATATTTCTTTTAATGTATCACAGGTAGTATTATACATAGATACTAAATTTAATGTTTTTTCGGCATTTTCTCTTTTATAGTTTTTAATGAATTTAATCTTTTCTCCATAATAACTAGATAAATCACCCAAGACTCCCTTTTGTGCTTTAGTAGGTTCTCTACACACTGGACATTTTCCATTTAATTTAATTGATTTTTCTAAGCAGGAATAGCAAAATATGTGTTGGCAATTTTTGCTTTTACCTATAGAATTACAGGTTATTTCTTCGTAACAAATACTACAGGGTTCATCGGGAATAAGACTTACACTAGTGTATTCTTGTCGTAAATAGTTAAATGGCAAACTATTGAATTCATCTATTTTAAAATTATTAGTGTTACGATACTCTAATAGGTATTCTTCTTCAAACTTAGTTGATTTAATTATTTTATTCTTAAACTTTGATGTATCTAGTTTTACTGGTTGAATACTAGACAATTTTAGTATTTTTCTTACAAAGTCTCTAGACATTTGTGCATTACTTCCAATAAAGTTAAACCAATTAGTTATATCAGAAATTCTGTATTTATAGAAATATTTATTCAAGAGAATTACTTGGTGATTGTCGAGAAAACTTTTAACTAAATTAGAATATTCTGGTGTTTCAATTACACTTGTGTCAATAACCACAGTAGAATAATGCAATAGTTGTGGTATTACCATTTTCTTTTGTAAATCAGTTACTTGTAAAAATGAATATTCATATCGCTTTTTTTCCACAAAATTAATAATATCTTCTTCTGGAATATTTAATTCCGTAATGTCTAGAATATATTTGTTTGATTCGGAATTATTAGAATTAAAATTCTTACTTGTATTAATACGCTTAATGTCTAGTATTCCCGCGATTTTTTCATAAATATCCGGTTTTTTTGTTAAAACTATGAACTCACTAGTGTTTTTGAAAAAATCATAAAGATATGAATAAGTATTATAAAACCAAAATTTAGTATTACCTATAATATTGTGTTTGTTACGCACAATGTCTCCAGCAGACAAATAAATTCTTTCTAGTTCTATATCGAAATATAAGTTATCGCATTCAATAATGTTGTCACTGAAGTATGTTATTAACTCTCCTGTTTGTATTGGTTTTGAATGTGATTCAATGGTATGAATAAGGTCATCTTGCCTCTTAACATTTCTTCTCAATAACTTAAAAAGAAAATTCCTTTGTGGTATATCATATCCACATTGAATATATTCACGTATTAATTTGTAATTTATATCAACCCGAATTTTATAATTATAGGCTGTATCGCCACTTATTTCTCTAAACCCGAACCATTTCTTGTAATTCACAAGACTTTTCTTTTTTATCATAGTCTTTTCTAATACTGGAGTATATACCTCTGTAAAATTACATAGGTTACATAATCTTAAAACTAATACTCTAGATTTCTTATCAATAATATTGTTATTTAACCTATCAAAGGTAACTGGATTAGCGAAATAATGGAATGAGTGATTCATATAGTAACTATTTGAATTAGTATTTAAATTAAAAAAATACACTAGTTTTTCTTTTTCTTTATGCCGATTTAGTCCTTCTAGGTCTAGATACTGATGTGTTTTTATTATTATTACCAGTTGACCTTCTTCTTGATGGTTTAGGACGAATTCCATATTGATGATTTTTAGCAGACCCTGGGGTTTCTTGATATACATAATTAGGTTGCATTACTGGTGATATATATATAGAAGAACGACTTGATGAAAGTGATGACAATGAACGTGGCATTTCACTACTAGTTCTTCTTCCAACACTACTTAAACCGCTATTTGAACCGTTATTTGAACCTCTTGCTTTCTTTCTTGATTTCTTTCTTGATTTCTTTCTTGATGGTGGAACTACTTGAATACTATTATAAATATTTTCACCCTTATTTCTTAATATTTTCTTTATATCTTGTATGTCATATTCTAATTGTAAAACTCTATCAGATAAATAACTTAATTCTTTCTTCAATTTACTTGACCTCATAGTTACAATAATAATATAAAAAAAAAAAAAAATAATTAGCAGAGTATATTTAATTTACCAAGTGTTAGGTTCAATTCCTGCCTGATTACAGTCTAGGCACATATAAATGTATTTCATTTTATTATCATCATATTTAATGTAACGAATGTCACTCTTTCGTGATTTTACAGGACAGTTAGTATTTGGACATTTAATACCTTGTGCCTTAGGAAGTGTATTATCAAACGCAGTATATTTATTTACAACGTGTTCTCGTTTTATGGTATCGAGATTGAAGTTAGAGTGATACACACTTTTTGTTTTTTGAGGTTCTTCAACGGAATAATTACAATTTCTACAGTGACGCACCAATTTACTACCTGTCTGAATTTCACTTCCCGGAGCTGCTCCACCACCTGCGTCTTCGTCCGCCTGTGGTGGTTCTGACATTTGAATTTTTGTAACTAGCATATTATCGCAATTTATACAGAATAGGGCATCCATAGTATTATAGTTATTAATATATAATAAAAAATAAATTTAAGTCAATTTTAATGATCCA